TGAAATAATGATCGTTACCAATAGAATCGTCATAAGAAACGCTAAGAATGGAATCTGCTATAAACCACTGCATGTAGTTACTATCATCCCTTAATGCAGCGATAGCCAGGAAAAGTTCTTCATTCGTTCCGCAATCAATAAATTTCCCACATAAAGCACTATGTTTGTCAAAAGGTATGTCAAAAGAATCCGCAATCACATAATTAGGAGTATCAAATCCTTTCATTGGATATTGATAAGCCCATATTATACTACAATTATTTGTCCATTGAGGAGAGTTGTTGAAATACCCCAACTCTTTCAGCCCTCTCCGAAGTTCCTGTGTATTTTTGCGTATAAAACACGGTGTTGTAAATCCCATAGTTACTTGTTTTTAAATTGTTTAAACATTTAACAATCCAATTCTCTTCAATTTCTTTCTAAAATTCTTTTCATTCAAGGCTTGGTCGTAATAGCAATCAGGTTCTATAACCGTTTCAGCTTTGGTTACAGGAAGCCCATTCAAACCAATAGCAACCTTGTGTATAATAGAAGCCCTCTTGATTTCCCCTGTTTTTCGATTAAAAGAGAACAGGATATGTCCCAGATTCTTCTTAATCTTATTAACTAATTTATATTCTGTTTGCTGCTTTTGCAGATATTCTATCTGTTTCTTAGAAAGATTATCTTTTGTTATAATAGGTACTATATCCATTTTAGTTATTCCTCCTTAATTATTCGCTCATTTATAATAAACTCTCCATGAATATCAATGGGAAGCATATTGGAAACACTCGCATGATAAGTCTTACCGTCCATTGCCTTACATAGTGGATGTATTTCTTTAGGCATAGGGGCAGGACATTTTTTACAATGTCTTATCATTTCAAAATGCCTGTTTTCCTTATTGCCACAACATTCACAATGAATTGGATAGTAAAAATAAGTACGTTCCAACTCGGTTTCTTTTCCACATATTTCGCATCTGCCCCATTCTATTGAATTACACATGATTGTTTCTCCTTCTCTGTTTTAATATCTGTTACTTTACCACGACTGACAAAAAAACTAAACAACCTGTCACATTTGCACAAATATGTTTTATACTCCATCTTACACTCATTGCATTCCTTACGCAATGAACATTTACTGCAATCGAAATCTATATTGAACGATTCACTCATTTCATGCAGCACCCCATCAATTATTATTCCGTTTTTTACTTCCATAATCAATATTCTAATACTTCGCAATCACTTACTTTCACTTTCATAAACTTTTTAGTTTCCTTATCTACTATCAAAAACTTATCTTTCCTAAAAAAGCCTCCATCTATATACCCTACCACCTTTCCAATACCTTTATTAGTAAACTCTTCTACAGTAGGGTAAGGTTTACTTGGATAAAATATATCGCGCTCTTCGCAACGAATACTATATTCTTCTGAATTGAATATTTTATAACTAACTTCCATAATCAAATACAATTAGGACATTCAGTCAATTTATTACCTTTATTGTCTGTATATACAAAAACACTTTCTCCTTTTAAAGAAGTTATGTCAACCATGCAGCCACACTTCGTACACTTTCTATGCGCATTGTTAGGATAATTAATCCATCTATGCCCTTTTCTGTTTTCTGCACCCGGCTTTGTTCCTCTACTGAATCCCATAATCAAACTCCTTTCCCATAAACATTTACAAACTCGCTGACATCCATATAGTCTATACCGAAATTCTCGGCTGTTTTCTTGTCACTGTCCGAAAACTGCCCTTCAAGACCGCTTGCATCACCAATCATTAGACAATCTTCTACCTCCAAACTGCAATCTTTCCATGTCTTGTAATTATCAAAAAGTTCTTCAAGCATTCCGGTATTCGGCTTTCTCATAGGGTTGCTTCTGTCATTGCTTCCGCAATACTTAAAACGCGTATCAATGTTGCAATAATCCATTATACTGTAACTCACATACTCACATTTTACATAAATGAATGATTCCGGAAACAGACCCTTTTCTATCCCTCCTTGATTTGTCACGATAAAAATTACTTTAGGATTCAGATTCTTTATTGCATCCAGAACATCAAACTTAAACTTCATGTCCCATATACCATTTGGAAACGTCTCTCTACTTACTGTCTCAATCAACGTTCCATCCATATCGCAAAATAAAACCTCGTACTTTTTCATTTTTCTATGTGTTTTACTGTTCTTATTCCTTTTTCTGCGTTTCGCAATCTGCTTGTCTATACACCCATCATCTTTTATCCATTAATTGCTTCATTTAACTTTTCCTCAAACTCCGCAATGATACAATCTGCATCACCGCCATGTACCCAATTGTCCAATACAGACGAAAGAACTTCAACTGCCTTTCTAGATGTTTCGTCAACTGCCATATTGATCGCTTGATTCACTTCCTCTAACGTAAATATACTCATAATTATTCCTCCTTCTTTACCAATTCAACTTCTGTCGGCTCTTCATCTTCCCATTTTACTTCGGGAAATAAAGATGAGTCAATCTTAATGGGTTTGTTAAAAAAGACACATAGTGTCCCATCTTTGTCTCTTGCTATATACATATTAATCTCCTTTCTCCTTTAAATCATTAATTGCAATACTCCTAATACCTCTAGTTCCAAATACGCTATAAGTCAACGTTCCTCCATAAAACTTAATAGTGTCTCCTTTAACAGTAATAATCGTTCCACCTTTTAAAGGACCAGCTATATCATCTTTACAAGATAATAACATGATTATCATAAGTATAATTAATATAAATCTCATTAGTCAATCTCCTTTCTCTTTAATTCGTTCCAGTACATCTCTGTTGGCTTCGAGTATTTCATCGAATGAGGGGATAGGAAGCCATGCTTTTATTACGCCTTCATCGTAGAACAGGTGAGAATATTCTCCGAGTTCTGCAAACTTATTCCATTTTTTAAAGAAATAAACTTTCTCAACAACAGCACCATCAGTAATAAAGTAATATCCACTCTCTTCCGGCAACCGTTCTTCCACGCTTATCCACGGTGATTGCTTCGACTGCCATTCGGCACCAGAAATAAAGTCAACAATGCAGTACGGTTCACAATGACGCTGCCTGTTTCTGCAATCATTGGAATATTCCCTTGCCGCTTCTTCTACTGTCTGTTTCATATCAAAATACTATTTTAAAATCTTTTCCTTTTAACGTAGGAAGCCTGTCAGTGACAAACTTCTCCAGTTCCTCTTCGTCTATCGGGAACAACGGGCAATATTGGTATCTGAACGTATGTACAAACCGCCCGTCAAGCATTACATCAAAAACCAGTGTTTTCATAATTTATTTGCATTCGTTTTTCAATTAATATACTTTTTCTTGTAGCCATCAACCGCAAATGCTTACAATTGATAGAGCCTTTGTTCACTTTAGTTCCGTTCAATTTCCTAATATCAAAGAAACCACTATCTCTTCTTCCAAATATGTAATACAAATCATTTTGATATTCAACCAAGTCAAACAATCTGAATCCCTTTACTAAGAACGGTGCTTGATTGAGCTTCTTTCTGCCACCTTTCAAGAAATTAGCCTTGTGTATTTGCCTGTTTTGGCAACGCACCTTCTTCTGATAGAAATAATATCCAAGAGGTTTAGCCACAGGATTACCACTGATACACCTTGCATCAACATAATGCTCTTTAGGGAGATTATTAGTGATACGTGTATTCTTCGTGATATAACCAAAAGTCATGCTTACATTAGGATAGATATTCTTCAACTTCTCATAAAAACTCCATCGCATAATCCCCATAAAGGCAGCATCTCTAAAAGACCTTCCACGCTTTACATTTAATTTAAACTCACCTCTATGATATGCCTTATGGCAAGTTTCGCAAAGGGTAATCAAGTTGTTTGGACTATCCCCTCCAGTCTTTCTGCTCTCTATGTGATGCACATTCAATACTTTATCTTTACTCTTACCCTTACAATGTTGGCAAGTATGATTATCTCTAAATAACACATATTCACGTACATTGAAGAAATCAAGTTGTTCTCCTTGTTGGTATTCACTGCCGGATATACTTGGATTATTAATCTTCTGTATATCAAAAGCAGCTGTTTCAACTACGATATTAGTTATTGGCAGGAACTTATGTATCTTCTCAACAACAGTCAAATGAGTTTGGATTTTGTTTTCAACAGATGGTGCTAGCCAACCCTTACGCTTGGAAGATACCCTGTTATTGAAACGAGCCTTGCGATAACGAAGTCTACTCCTACGAGTTCTTCTTAATTCCCTACGAGTAGATAGCTTATCCACAATATCGTTTCTCAATTCCACATCTGCTGCATACAATTCCTTCTCACTTGTTGTTACTGAAATACCGATATGCTTGCTACCAGCATCTACACCCAAACTTACAGGCTGCGTATAATCTGTTGTGTCATAATCCAATTGAATTGTGAACGGAATACGGCACACAACATGGGCTAGACTGTTTTTTAACAGCCTTCTCACCTTACCAAACCTTTCGGTTGGCATAAGTGCCTGTCCTTGTTTATTAATTACGTAAACCATTCGTTTTTAATTTACTATAAGTCGGATTTCTCCGTTAAATGCTCATCGACAATGTTATGGAGAGGTTTCCCGTCAGTAACACTATTCCTACCCCACAGAATTGTTTAATCACTGACCTTAGAGCAAGGGGCTTGAGCAAACACCTCTTGGTAACTATATATTCTCTCCTAACGTAGCACCCGAAGTGCTTAGTCTAATCAACTTGGACTTTTCAAGCCCTCAAACTAAAGACTTGTGAGTAGTTGATAGCTTGTTCACTTTTGTCCATAAACTAAACTCGGTATATAGATACTTCCATTTATCCCGGTAACGGTATTTGTCATTCGGGTATTGGCAACGGACACAATAATCCGTCTTATATAAAACCTCATAGATTGTACCCCTGTGTTCAAACAGTTCGTTCTCGTCAAGAGTTCCTACTTCTACCTTCTTCATGACCTTGTACCAATTCTATTACAACATTTTCGAGATTAACATACAAGTTTACTTTAGATACACTTCCATCTTTGTTTATCTTTTTAAACAATGGTTTGATATCGCACAGGTAACTGATATCATAACCCACAATATAGGCATACTGTTTTGTTTCAGGAACGGTGACACCTGTCAAATCATGCAAACTCGTATATACTGATGCAGGGGTGGTGATACAAACCTTGCTTCCGATAGGATACTTCGCATTGGATTCAATGTATTCCTTTTCCAACTGAATTTTCTGACTTTTCAATTCCCTTATTTTTGAATTGATATCATTTTTCTTTGTCTGAAATTCTTCTTTGTTCATAGCTTTTATATTGTTTTTATGAATGAAACATCCCTATTATCATTTTTTTCTTTAAATTATAATATAACTGAATAATGCCTTTTAAAGGTATCCCAAGGGGTTCGGTCTACATAAGGAGTACCGTTCCATGTATATTTGGCATAAAACATGGAACTCCATTTAATAAACTTAAAATCCCATATAAACGAGATGATATTGAACGCCAAAAATACTGCAATCTCGAATAGTGTATATATTATACAAGGCAAACACCATATAATCAAATGTATTCTTAAATATTTCATAATTAACATTCCGACAAAATCTGTAACACAATAAGCCATGCAATGACAATCATCAATCGTCCAACATATTTCCACATATAGCCCTCATTATCATAGCAAAAACAATTCCAAAAAGCATAAATTCACTCCTTTCTAACATTATTGTCCACCCACCTCATTGCGCCCTTTAGCGCATCAGATGTGGACTTATAAAACATATCAACGAAGAGATCCATCCGTTCACCTTTTGAACCTCTCTTTATTATCCGGTACATGAAGTCTTTTTCTCCTGTGACCTCTATTGTACATCCCTTATAATATGCCACGTATTTCTTTCTCATATGGCAAAGATATAGTTTATTGGTTTGCCAACAACTTTTTATTAACTTTTATTAAGCGTTTTTCCCAGTCGTTCAGATTGTCACCCGTATTAATCTTCTCCATAACCGAAGCTATATCAAAAGATTTACATTTTTCATACAGATCACTCATTGTCGTTCCTTGTATGATTACTCCGTTCTTTTCCCCGGAAAAATATCCGTCAACACTCTCTATCACATCCCATTTCCGTCCTTCCAGGATGGATTGTTTATTGTTCGTTCCCATTATATTTAGCTATTATATTATTCATTTCATTGTTCTTGGCTTCCGTAAGACCTAATTTGGATATATTTTGAAGCGCAATCTCACATTGTTGACTAATGTATGAGATTTCATTGACATCAATATCACGGTTATCGTATATAAACGCTTTCCCTAGCTTAACAGCAAGACCTTGACACACATCCCTGGCAACTTTTTCGGCTGCTATAATGTTAAAGCAAATAATTTGCTTAATACTTAGTTGTTTGTTCGTTCCCATATTCTTTTGTTTTTAAGTTAGTAATCAAGCTCATTTGAAAGTCTTGTGTATTTGTTGATACTATCTCTGTATGATTCAAATAACGTACAATCTTTCAACATAGTAATTTAATGCGAAAGAATACTTTTTCTTTAGTTCATTCTTACTTTGTTGTTTATCGAAGTATTCACTACATGATGATAGGCTTAATGATAATAAAGCCAAAATTGCAATTCGTTTCATAATGATTATTTTTAAATCAAATGATACTTACAAGTTTTTCAAATGAATACACACCACGAAGTTTGCCTAATTCTTCTTTATGCCGTAATGTAACACGCCACGGGTAAATTATTTCATTTTCTGGATAACTTTCTTTATCCCCTTTGAACTCCATCAGTTTAACGCAATAGTTGTTGAATAGTATTTGCGCCTGTCTGTCAGTAGCTAACAACGTAAATGTACTTTCCATGTCTTTTTATTTTTAAATTAATAAATAGTTCCCAGCGGCGGTGGCGATCCGCTTGTTGTTCTCCACGCCGGGATAGTTGGTTATTTAAATACATGATCAATGAATACCGTATTCGTTTGCCATTCTCCTTTTGATTTAAAAGCAAAATATCCGCGTATGGTGCCGTTTCTTTCATTATCGCTCTGTTCGTTGTTCTCCATACCAGGCAATCCTATTTATCTTAATTCCCTAAATGAAACCGTTTCAAAATCGCTCTTAATGATCTCTATCAAAGCGATACAGTTCTTTGCGTATCTCTCTCATTTGTTCAAACGGTACGGTTACAATGTTATCTAATATTATTGTATATTTTTGTAAAACTCACAATACAGACCGTACAGATCTATTATATCTGAATCAGTTAGTATTTTCCTTAAAACTCTTATTACTCTAATTACTCTCATTACTCGTTCAAATATGACTTAGGAAGCAAAGGGAAAACTCTTAACACTTCATCAAAACGCACGTTCCCAAACTTTTCGATATATACGGAAAAATAACGTTTATTCCGTATACACTTAATAGTTATGCAGCTAGGTACGTCCTTTCGATTTAACGTTTTATAGTCGTTTGCGTGCTCTTTTACAAACTTAATCAATTCGGGCGTATTTATGTACATTTTGATTATGTTTTGTGTTCTAGTGCCATTATAATACGCTCGTTTAGCCTGTTTTTCGGGTAACTTGTGCCCGTCATAGTTTTGCCAGAACTTAATATTATCTCTTATGAGATTTATATTATTGTTAATAATTGAGTAGGAGTTAATTTCTCTGTTTGCCTTAAACGTCCCTATCTGCATATGCTCATTCTCTAGGATAGGAGATAACTCTTTTTTAAGATTCTGTTTTTTCATTGCAAATAATGTTTATTTGTTTTTATAATCTCCGGCATAATCGTGCCATATCATAAAATTGTTCTTATATTCGGTTGCTTTTCGTTTTAAAGAACGGCTATAAGTAGGGCTACCGTCTAATATATAGCTCAACTCTTTTTGTAAAACCGCACCTAACAAGGGGTAAACATCTAGATAATTACCTTTACATTCGTCCAGTTTTATTACTTCATTACCTAAAGCACGTTCTAAGGCTTTATCCATTGACTTAATAATATCATCTTTGATATCATTGTATTTCTTTATAAATTCCTGTTTTTCCATATATTTAAAAATTACTTGGACAATTCGTTTAATACCCTATCGAGTCTTAGTAATACCCACGATTGCAGATATATATTAAGTCGTTTTTGAATATAGTTTGCAGTTGCTTTGTCAAATGTCGGGCAACTACTTGATATTATCGGCTCTTGAAAACATCCGACATTGTTTGTACATATATTGTTTATGCTTTTAATCGCTTCCTGTAATTGGTATTTGGCGTACTTCTTTTTCATTGTTTCCCGTTTTATAGGTTATTGTAATGACTTAATTGTTCCCGAATAAAACTCATATGTGTTTCTTGTTCGTTTAACGGCAAAGAATATAATTCTTTGTAAAATTCGTTTTCACTCACAATTTTACACTTATTGTCTTTGCAATCTTTTAAAATCTTTTTCCGTGCCGTTCCCAAAACTAAACGCTAGTTTAATTTTTTCATTACACCAAACGGAGTAGCTACCATCTTGTATAGCTTCATTGATTGATTTATACGGGCGTCCTGTTATACCATTACTAAAGCTATCAATAGAAAACTGTATCATAATTATATTGTTTTTGATTGATTAATAGGTGAGTTCCGCTAATACGTCCACATTATATACAGGTAATTGTTTTGCGTATCTGGTACGACCGTCTAGGGGCGTTTCTTCAATGGTTATACCTAGTAGTTCGTGCATCGGTGTATTCCAGATAGATTTTTCTAGAGCTTCTATTTCCTTGTACCGTTCCGAACCTATGTATATACCTTTTGGCCCGTGATATAATTGTTTAAAAAACGGGTGATTCCTGTGCATGCATATGAAATGGTAGCTTATATGCTTTACTGTTTTTGAAGCCGATTTACAAATATATTGGCTACCTGTTTTGCTGTTTTTTACTGTTACTAGTATCATAATGTTTTTTGTTTTTATGGATAATATATCGGTATTGATTGAGATCTTTCAATAGAAGGCTTTATTTTGCCTTCTATTGGCGTTTTTGGATGGAGTATTGCACACCGTCAAGTATATATTTTGCGTGCTCTTTAGCCGCTTGCTGTTTTTCCTGTTTTGTAGGTATTATTCCGTCGTACTTGTATAACAGTTTGGCGGCCTCTCTGATTATAGTTTTCATTGTGCTGCAATTTGCTAGATGTTCTATTGATGGCTGTATGCCCTTGTTTGCCTTCTTAATTATGCAATCTTGCAGCCATGTTGTAATATCGTATATTTCCCGCGTATTGCGTATATACATTGCAAGCAAATTAGGTATGTCGTTTCTTGTTTCCATAATGTTACATTTTTAAATTGTTATTGTTTGTTTTGGTTCTCTATGTAATCGGTTACCCGTATTGATAGGTACAAGCAACCTAGTAGTATTAATGTTTCGATCATAGTTATTTACTTTTGATTCTTCCAAACTCTATAATCATTATCGCTTTCAAAACACATATAACCGCCAAAAACCTTTACAATGTGTGCAGGGGTAAACGGGCAAATTTTAATCGCCAGATACCTTTTCGTCCAACACTTCAGAAATTGCTTGCCCTAACAGATAACAGCGTATTGTAACGTCGCACGCTTCTGCACCTTTCTCTAAATAGCTCATATCGCACCCGAACTCTGTTAACGCTTCCCCTAACAATTCAAAATTGTGACACAGGTATTCCTCGGCCGTCCACGCGTTAAAGGTATAAGACCCTGAAGCGTTTCCCGTTACGCTATCACATGTAAACAGTGTATTGTTAAGATCCTGTTCCACTTCGTCCCTATTTTCAGAGGTTACTACTATATTGTTTTCGTTGATATAGTTTAAAACGTCCTCTTTAATTGCTTCCAAATAATCGTATCTTTCCATAATTGTAATATTTAATTTGATTTATACTAATTCCCATTCCTTTTTAATAAAACCTTTAAAGTTGCCGAAATTACGCTTAAATTCGACTATAGCTTGCTTCTTCGTTTTTCCATAATAGCAAAACCTTTGTCCATTATGGAATTCTACTGTTAACTTGTATTCTTTCATATCCTACTTATTATCCAATTATATAAGGTTCTTTCATTGGAATATATTCCATTCCGTTAAGCTGGTAGATTGGTAGATATATTCTAAACCAACCGTTACCGGCATCATAAAACCCCTTGAAAACGAAATCAGAAGGGGAAGCATTACCAATTATTTCGAGCTCTCTATATCCGTATACGTTGCTTTCTCCGTTCTTCTTGATGAACTTCTTTAACCAATTCAACCCCTGTATTCCTTGTTCCTCTGTTAATGGAATGCCGTAACCGTCTCCGATACTTTCCAACCAGTCGTAATTTATAACGTCTTGTTGCGCCTTGTTGGAGCGGTTTTTTAACACCTGCAACTGCTGTTTAGTGATTACACCGTTTTCTGTGATTTCTTTAAAAATTGTCTCATTTGTTTTCATAATATATAATGTTTTAAATTGTACTCTGTATTAATACGGGCTTGTAACCGTTACCAACCAATTATACCAATAAATCTAGAGATGGCAGCTACATTACAATATGCGCGTATCGTATGTTTTTACGGCTTATATTAACTTATCCGTGCATAACAGACAAGTATTAAGGCTTATGTATAAGATACGTATATACGCACACACATTATATTATATCGTATCAGGAGCTAATCACATATCGCACTAAAACATTATCGCCCTTATCTAACATTCCGTGCCTCTGTATCGTGGCTAGCAACACCGCTATTTGTATCCCGCTTATCCCTATTTGCGGTTCCGTACCACGCTGTCACCGTGGTAGGCTGTTTCAGTACGTCAAGTATCTCTTTGTCTTTCCGACACTGCAAACATACGGCGTTTTTGATTAGGTTGTATATTTCATTAACATTCATTATAAATTAAGCTCGTTTTTTCCAAAATCAATACAGTTTATATACATATTTTAAATTAATATTGCATAATATTAATAGATCCGACCATGCAAGACCTATTTTAGTTTAATATTATGTTTAATTTCAAGATTTTTCAATGTTAATTTGTGTTAAATCTGTTTGTAAGTGTCTGATAATCAAGGAATTACGAAATCTTCGTAGAAGTCACTTGTCAAGATATTTTATTTTGTAAAGATTTCGAAATTCGATTGTCGTAGAAAAGAATTTATTTTTATTTACAAACGTTGATAAACGTGGTAGATAAACGTGTGTAATTACCTGTAAATCAGTGCCATACCCCCTTTTGTGGAGGTTTCGCGGTGGGTGTGTCGCTCCCGATAAATTTTTTTCTGAAAAATTTTTTTTCTCCAAATTTTGCTCGGATGGCTGATTTTGCGGTTTGGATGTGTATTTTCGGTAGTTTTCAACAAAATCAGATAAATCTTTACATAAAAAGTTACGAAAATCGTAGGTTTTTCGGTGTGTTTCGTAGGTGTGGTTGCATTTTTTATGTCTTTTTTTGCAGTATAAGTTATTGGTTTACAGTATTCTTCGTTGATTTCGTCGTTTTGATATGTATCTATACTAAATTACGTATGCAGTTTTGGTGCCTGTATGTGTATGTGTTATGTATGTATTGTGTATGTATATGTATTGTGATAGAGTATGTAAGGTGTACGTGTATGTATGTATTGTAAATATATATTACTTTTAACATTTAATATGCTATTTAATAGAGAGCAAATTTTTTACGATTAACGATTCAATTTTTTTTGACAAGTATAAAACGTTGAAAATAAGCTGTTTAGTCGTTAATTTTTGCGAGTTTTTTGACAAGTGTTGAAAAACGAAGAGTTTACGAAGTCTACGAAAAATCAACGAATTTCGTAGGTTTTTTACGAATTTTCCCGAATCAATTAGTTGCATATGCAACTATCGGTGTTTAGATTTTTTATTTTATGTTAAATTAAGTCAATTTTACATTTCTTAACGTAGAAAATAGCAATTAGATAAAAAATTATAGTTAAATCATTTTAACTAAAATGAGAAAAATCATAACAAAAATAAAAAATAACAACAATCAACATTTTTTACTTTTCCTGTTCAAAGCATACTGTGGACGTGAAAGTAAAAAATCTTGTGTAAAGAAAGATAAACTATCTTCCTTGACAAGCATTTGTTAATCACGTAAACATTTGCAGTTAATTAATTTAACTATTTGTTTTCGTATTGTTTTTTGCGCTATATTTGCAGGTGAAATCATATAAAATGTGTGTGTAAATATGGAAGAAGAAATAGAGATTAAACTTAGATTGCCCGAATCAAGGCGTGTCGTATGCCTGTCCGATGCAATGCCCGACAGGGATCGTTGGTACAAGGGCATGAGGGTTCAGACACGGCTGTTCGGGTGGGTTACGCTCGTTAACGTTGCGGACAGACAGTGTTTCCTCAAACTTGACGAGCCGTTGAAGGACGGTACTAGGACGGTTCTTGTGTCGGAAGCGTCATTCATAAAACGCGTGCCCGTACCTTTAACTGCAAAGTCTATGGCTGCACAGGTCGCTGGTGTCAGCGTGGAAGGTGGGGTGCTGGAGTACGAGAGGAAGATGAAGAGGAAATGGGAGAAGGAGAGAAAGCATATAGAGGATATATGCGGAAAGTACGGGTATGTGCTTCCTTCCGAGTGGAAACGGTCGCTGCGCAAGTTCGCTTCGTGGTGCGAGGACCAGGTAAGGCAGTACGGTCATATCGTGGATGCAGACTATCTCATGCGGCATGACACGTCCGTTGTGGGCGGAAGGAGCGTGGATGATCTAAGGTTCGTGCCCGATGTGGATATGGTGGATGGTATCGGGGCGAACGGGAAGCCTTCCGCCGCTCGCGTTTCACGGTGCGCGCTCATGCCGGGAAGCATCGTCACCGCCATACGCAATGCAGGGAACGAGATGGACAAGTCGGTGTCGTTGTGGCGGAACAGCTACTTCGTGAAGATGAGGCGTTTCGGGTACACGTTCAATACCTGCTGTGACGGGGCAAAGACACGTGACGATGCGTTCACATGGTTCAAGGACATCACCATACAGTACATGGCTGACCTTATAGAGTATTACGGGATAAGACGTGATTCCATCGTGTGCAGGAAACTGGAGCACATCGCGGACGTGTATTCTTCGCTTGACGATATGGACGCACGCCCTGACATATCAACGGACGATTATGACCTGTATCCTGTTGTGATGTTCGGGAAGGTTGTGGACCGGGAGAAATCGGTAGGATTAGTAGGATCGGTAGGATCGGTAGAGAAAGGAGGGGAAAATGACTGTCGCTGAATCTGCAAAGGCTTCTTATGAATACATCCTTGATTCCGTTATGGGCAAGCTGGCGGACAAGGGCGGTGGTCGCGGTTTCCGTAAAGCAAGGGATGAAGGCGAGTGGAAGCGTTCCATATCCGCTATGGTCGAGATGGATATAGCCGATGCGTGCAGGGAGTGCAATTTCAGACGCCACAGGAGCGGTTCTATCATGGCTTTTGACGGTAAGATATTCGTTCCCATGATGAAGGAGGATCTGATGCGCCTGTGTATGGACTTGTGCCGGATAAACGGTCTTAGCGAACTGTACATGACCGATACGAGCGAGCGTTTCTACCGTACCATCGTGAAGAACGTGACGCATGAGATATTCAATCCAAAGCGTAACTTCATCACGTTTGACAATTGTGTCCTTGACACGGAAACGATGGAAACGTTCGATTTCTCGCCCATGATAGAATCGTGCATACGTATCAATATCAATTATGACCCGTTGGCGCGCAGCCCGTTGTGGGAGAAGTTTTTGGACGATGTGATCCCGGTGAAGGACACACAGGATGCCTTGCAGGAGTTTGTGGGGTGTGCCTTTGTTGACAGGAAGAAGATCAAGATGGAGAAGATGTGTTACCTTCTCGGTTGTGGTAGTAACGGTAAGTCGGTGTTCTTTGACGCTGTTGTCAATGCCCTGGGGAAAGACAATGTGTCGTATATGGAGATGGCTGATCTGTCTGGTGACAAGTCTACGTGCGAGTACAATATAGCTATGATAAACGGCAAGCTGCTCAACTATGCTTCCGAGATGGGTGGGAAGGACGTGAGCGGTGGCAAGTATAAGAAGTTCATATCCGGTGAGCCTACTATGGCGCGCCTTCCGTTCGGTGAGCCTTTCCTTGCCGACATGATGCCGCCGTTTATGGCCAACCTTAACAAGATGCCTTCCGTTTCGGACCAGACTTACGGTCATTTCAGACGCTCCCTTGTCATTCCGTTCTATCGTGTGTTTAAGGAATCGGAACAGGACAGATCTCTTCCGTTGAAGCTGTCAAAGGAATCGGCAGCCATTATCAACTGGATAATAGAGGGCGCAAGACGGTTTGTTAAGAATAAAGGTGAGTTTACGAGAAGTTATACGATAGAATCCGTTACGGAGAATGCAAGACGTGATTCCAATAGTGTCCTGTCCTATCTTTACGATTCGGGGTATGATTCTTCGGGAGATATTGAGGAATCGGCTATCCGTGACCGTGACCTGTATGTGAAATACATAGCATACTGCAATGACTGTGGCGTAAGACCTTACAGCAAGAGAAAGATGGTTGACATGATACGCCAGGAAGGCTATTCCGTCACTTCCGCGTGGGATGAAAATAGGAACAGGCTGTTTCAGGTTGTCCTAAGACGGAAGTATAATCCTGACGAATATCTTCTCCAACAGGCTGATGATATAATGAAGGAGGATTTGCCGTTTTAAATTGGCATTTATTATATTTGTACCCACAATTATAAAGTAATTTTATGTATAAAAGAACTATTGATAACAGATGGAGTTTCAAAGGCTCAAATACAAAGGAATACACTCATTGTTATCACACATATCCGGCAATGATGATTCCACAAATAGCAAGAACTTTAATTGAAGAATACATTCCCCAAGAAGGTGCTAAACTAATTCTTGATCCATATATGGGTAGTGGAACCTCACTGGTAGAAGCATCAATTAAAGGGATAGATGTAATAGGAACAGATATTAACCCGTTAGCAAGACTAATAAGCAAAGTAAAGACCACACATTATAAAGAGAAAGATATACAATACAACTTTAGTGTTATACAATCTTACTTATCTGAATATAAAGAAGAACTTGTAGAAAAAAAATGCTTTGATAATATTTCAAATTATAGCTATTGGTATTCAGAAGATAGTCTTATGAGATTATCGTATTTATCACAGATTATAAATAATCATATACCTAAAGAACTTAAAGACTTTTTCAACACTGTTTTATCTGAGGTTGTGAGAGAAGTATCTTTTACAAGAAACGGAGAGTTCAAACGTTTCAGAATGCCAGAAGAAAAGATAAAAACATTTAAGCCAGACGTGTTTAGGCTATTTGAAGAAAAAACAGTAAGAAATATTAAAGGGCTTATTCAATTCAATAACGCAAACAAAGATAGTAAAGTAGGGATTTATGATTTCAACAGTAGTATATGTATTCCAGAGGAAATTATAAAGCCTGAAACAGTTGATATGGTAGTAACTTCTCCACCTTATGGAGATAGTAAAACAACCGTTGCATACGGCCAATTTTCAAGATGGGCAAATGAATGGTTTGGCTTTGAAAACGCTAAAAACCTTGACTGCATTTTAATGGGTGGGAAAAAGCAAACAGAAGAATCATTCACAACAATTTGTATAAGAGATGCCTTAGATAAAATAAAATCTTATGATATCAATAGATATTATGACGTCATTTCTTTCTTAAATGATTATTCTAAATCTATATCAAATGTTGCCAAAGTAATAATGCCAGGAGGAATTGTTTGCTATGTAGTAGGGAATAGAACTGTAAAAGGCATACAAATACATCTTGATTTCTTTACTGCTGAAATGTTTGAAAAAAATGGATTCAAACATATAAATACTTTAGTAAGAGAAATACCAAACAAAAGAATGCCTTCTAAAGCAAGCCCAACAAATGAAAGTGGGAATAAGGTAAGCACGATGTGCAACGAATATATAGTTATATTGGAAAAGATAAAATAATCTTTATAGGCTTATTTTATTTTCTCTAAACATTATTTAATCGTTATTGTTTTTACCATATTACTTTAATATGTATTTTTGCTGAAAAATTTTATTGTGTATGGATAATAAAGAGATTGTTTTATTTGATAGAAGTATTCGTGTTACTTCTGATTGGTATGTATGTGTGTCTGATGCCCAGTGTGCGATAAATGAATCCCGTAACAGGACTGGTTTGAAAAGGTATAATTTCAGCCAGTGGTTAAAGACGCTTTACGTGAGTGACATGGTTTGCAGTATTAATGAGAGCGGCAAGGATGCTTTCAAGGTTGAGTTTGACAATGATTCGGGTAAGATAGAGCAGTATTGTCATTTTGGTGTGTTTGTTAATATGATTTTGTCGGCAAGCCCTGTTAGTGGTGTGCTTGACAATGAGGATTGGTTTAATGATTACGTTTGTGATGTATATTCCATTGACGGTCATGTTTATGAACACGCCAAGATACTTGCCGTTGGCGGTTTGTGGCGTTATACGACAAAGAATGCCAGGTTCAGTGATGATATCCGTATGATGGATGATATCATGTATTCCGTTCCCGATGGTGACAAGGATGCCGTGTATAGCCTGTTCTTTGATTTGCTAGGTACGTTTTATTACAATTGGGAGTTTGCGTTGCGTTATGCGAAGAAACTTCTATTAGGGGATGTGGAGGAATGATTATGAGGTGTTTTGTTCGTTTTGTCATGTTTCTCATATACGTTGACATTTTATTTGTTCTTCTTGTGTTTATGGTTCCTGCCGAAATGGTGTACCGATGGACGAGCGGTCGTAAGCCTAATGGATATGTTTCATGCCTTTCTGATTTTCTGGGATACCCTGATGGTTATCGTTATACGTTGAGCGATTTTTTCAGGGATTTGAAACAGGGATGGCGTAATTTCAAGTAGTGATATGGCTAGTATTGATTATGATTATATTTTTTCCAATCTTGACACTGTGCTTGGTCTTCCTATCAGGCGTAGGGGGAAACGGTGGACTTTACCTGCCCGGATAAATCTGGAGAGCCATAGCAGGAAGGATAAGCTGGTTTTCTATATGAACAAGTCGGGCAGTATTACCGTTACCGAGCAGGGCGGTGATTCTGTCAACCTGTTTGACTTTCTCGTGTCTTATCTTCCCGGTTGCAGTAGTGCTTCTGATGCTTTTAGGATTCTGTCAAGCCCGGAAGGTTGCAGGATGAGTTTGAAGGATTTCTACGAGAGGGAGTATGATTCGGGTAGACAGGAATCAAAGTTTGTTGATGTGAAGTATGTTGACAGGCTTAGCGATGCCGGTCATTGGAAGGGTAATAACCTGTACGAGTACCTTTCAGGTGTTTTCGGTGTTGATTCCGTGAATGATGTGTTTTCAAGGTATAAGGTAGGCTGTCTTGGAAGGGAATCCGCTGTGTTCTGGTATTCCGACAAGGATGGTAACGTGTGCCATGACAACAGGATAAGATATGGGGCGAACGGTCACAGGAAGAAGGAAACCCATGCTTTCAGGAAGTTTACTACGGGAGAAGGGTTTACTTATCGTGGTTATTTTAAGCCGTTTTTAGGGGATTATTGCAGCGATGCGATAACTTGTATGGTTGAATCGGAAAAAACCGCCATAATAGCTTCTATGGCTTTCGGTAACGGTTTTGTATGGACAGCTTGTGGCGGAATGAACCAGATTGGAAATAAATTGCCAAAAAATGTTATTTTGTTCCCCGACTTTGATAATAAAGCTATATCTTTGTGGGGTGACAAAGGACGTGTGGCAAGATGGTGGGAACACCCTATCCTGTCTTTTGGATTGAAGCATAACGATGATATCGGAGATGCTGTTATTAATAATTTGAATAGTATTAACATTAAAGAATTTAGGAAATGGATATTGGAATAGGAATTGATTTTAAGGAAAATCTTCTTTCATTGCGTAATTATATCTCTTTGGGATTTAGTTGTGATGATATTGATTTCAAGAACGCAGCTATTGCTTCCATTGACAGAATGATGGAAGAAGTGTTGGATGATCATGATGTGAATTTCTTTGACGAATTGCAGAATGTGATTGATAACCTTAGTGAGGTTAATACGGTAAAGGATTTTCACGATATTTGCTGTGAATTTTATCATGTGATGGATGAGAACGAGTGTGTAATGCACCGTGAGTTCTTTGAAAAACTGAAAAAATATCGTGAAAGCAAGATTGAACGTATTGTTCCTTTGAAGGAAAAAGACTGTATTGTCATGGGTAATAAGTATGTTGAATTAGGTAGCGGCAAAGAGTGTGTCGTTGACAGTATTATCCACATGCTTAGTGAAAATGACCGAATGATTAAAGATGCTGTTTTGTATGTAGACCATCTTGGTCAGCGAATAGCGTGCTCTATTGATGAGTTTAGGAAAAAGTTTGGGGTGAGGAAATAAATCCTAGTAAAATATTTGATGATATAATTTTATTTAGTATATTTGCACTAAATTAAATTATATTAATATGAAAACAAACGTTACAATGATGTCTAATGACAGAAAATTATTTGGGGTAACTATTAGACAAGATACCAAAAATCAATTTTTATCTATAACTGATTTGCAGGAGGCATATACTAGGGCTAGAATTGAAAAAGGATGGAATGAGAAGAGGGTTGAAAATATATTATCTAACAATTCGTCTTCTGAGCGTATATATTATATCCTTAATAAACAGGGAATTATAAAAACAGGATTTACTGCTTTTATTGATGAGGTTAATAAAAGTTCCTTGGTTAAGGTTTTAAAGAAGTATGGTGTTTATAAGACTCTTGGTGCTCGTAACAATAGACATGTTTCCTGTAATCCTTATATTTGGGTTCTTATTGCTCTTGAACTTAACCCTGAAATATATGCTACTGTTATAATGTGGTTGACAGATAATTTGATTATTAATCGTATTGAAGCTGGTGATAGATATAATGATTTATGTCGTTCGGCATCTAAGTTTGATGATGTGGATTACCGTATCATAGCAAAAGGATTGAATTATATTGTTTTTGGTGTCCATGAAACAATGATAAGAAATACAGCTACTCAGGAACAATTAAAAGAATTGGATGATTTGCAAAAATCTTTATCGTTTGCTATAGATATGGGGTATATAAAATCTTTTTCTAATTTAATAGATGAAATGAGGAAAATTTATAAGAATAAGCATGCCTAAAGGAGAGATAAGGATTGACGGTAAGGTGATGGGAAAGGATTACGGTAGGTATTTCTATTCTCCGCGTGGTAATATGTGGGCTGTCACCTTGTGTACGTATGACTGTGATGATGGTCGTATGTTTGAAAAAATAGAGTTGTATAGGACTAAGGATGAGGCTAGGGAAGCTGCATTCAGATTAAATACGGAGGAACACAATGGGTAATACGGATTCAAGTGTAATAAAACTGCCTAATGGGTATAGATTGAATAAGATTGACGATTGTACTTACGAGTTGGTAAAGATTGACGATTTCAAGAAAGGAGATTTCCTGTTTGCTAAAAGCAGGACAGGAGATTTAATAGATTATGTATTTATTAATACTGGTGGTTTGAAAGCTGATTTCTTATATAAGGACAAGAATGTTCTTATCTGTAATTTAGAGTTTAACTTTTCTAACAACTATGATATCTCAAAGGCTACTCTCGAACAGATTGCTGCCATGAGAAGGCTTTTATCCGAGAATAATTTTACTATTGTTGATGGTGAAGTTGTTCCCATTACAGATCCTGTTGTCGGCTTTGTTATTGTTAATGATGTGATTTATCCTGCAAGCAAGATTTACAGAAGCAGGGAATGCGCTATGTATGATTTAAAGAGAAAAGGAAATAAAAAATGAATCAAGTAAAATTTGTAAAATTAAGACGGGATGCAGTTCTTCCCGAAAAAAAAACTGATGGTGCTGCCGGGTATGATTTGTATGTTCCTGACAACACGTTGATAAGAAAAGGTCGTAATCTGATTAAACTTGGTATAGCCATTCAGATGCCATCAAATATGAAGGCTATTATCAAGCCGAGAAGCGGATTTTCCCTGAAAGGTATTATTGGTGTTGACGGGAAGTACCATGACGCTGATGTGTTGGATGGTGTTATTGATTGTGACTATACTGGTTGTATCGGTGTTATAGTGAAGAGTTTTGAGAAAGAGCCTTTCTATATTGCCGCCAAGGAGAGGATTGCTCAGCTTCTTTTCAGTAATTATATTGAGGTTGAATTTGCTGAGGTTGAAAGCCTTGATTCAACGGATAGGGGAGACGGAGGTTTTGGTCATACAAACAATACAGGTAAGTAAGTATGAAAACAAAAAAGATAAACAAGATTTATGACAAGGGTTATGATAGTGTATTGAACAAGTATTTTATCTTAGCTATGTTTGTTGAGTTTGGTGAAACTAAGTATGACCGTATCTTCTTTTCTGACAAGAAGGATGCGGATAACATAAAAGTTGGTGATTTGTTATGATCGGAGTTACGTTGAATAGCAGGGTGAAAATTATAAACCGTGATAAATACATTTCACTTCACGGTGAAGATTCTGTAAGCAAGTCAAATGTATTCAGTGAATTTGTCACTGTTAAATACTGTTTTGAGAATGGTGAAAAGTTTCTTTGCGCGGATGATCAGGGTAAAGAATATATTCTTTTTTCGGATTGTATTGCTTATGTTGATCATGTTAAAGAGAGAAGCATCCTTGATGAAGCAAAGGATATCCGTAACAACAGCAGACAGTCTGACTATGGTGATGCAGTAGTCAATTTTGAAAATATTTCCAAGATGGCTTCTTTGATTACTGGAAAGGAATTATCTCCTTATGACTGTGTTGCTGTACAGATAGCTGTAAAGCTATGCAGACAGGGATTCCATAAAAAGCGTGACAATATGGTTGACTTGGCTGGCTACGCTGATATAATGCAATTAATCGTAGATAAGGATAATGTGAAAAATGGGAAAAAAGGCTGACAACGCTTTGGTTTTTAGGAGAGTTCTAGCGGCAAGCGGACTCTCCGATACTGATGTTAACAGGAAAAGCAGAAAACATGATATTGTTATGAACCGTGCTCTTGTGTGCTGTGTCATGCGTGATATGGGTTTAAGTATATCTGAAATTTCTGATTTCCTATGTATTGACAGGAGTAGCATATACAATCTTTTTAAATATTCTTCTGAGCTTGACGAGAGGGTAAGGGAGATAAAGTCTAGGATAAAGGAGGAAAGATAATGGGTTTGAATAAAGGATGGGGTAAACTTCCCCTTAGTAACAATCTTCTTATTGACGATGAAAAACAGAAGAAGATTGATATAGCAAAGCATATTGATGATGCGAATGAGATGGAGTTATGGGCTGCGTCCGCTTATGTCATAGATACCAATCCTGTCTTGTTTTACAAGGCAACACACGTTGTTGACGAGGGTATGTCAGAGCGTTCTTTGCTTATGAAAGCCAAGCAATGGGTTAATTCTCCAAGGATAACCCAGATTGTCAATTATGCCAAATCTTCCATGCTTGCTTCCGATTATGTGACACCATCCATGAGGCGTGTATTGGAAGGGGAGAATAAGGAAAAGACAAAGACTTTGATAAACAAGGATAACCTTGAATTTGAAGATGCGATAAGTCTTATAGAAAGTTTCCTAAAGCGTTCTGATATAGACACTGCTGATTTTAAGGATGTGAAAGGTGCACTTGATATGCTTGCAAAGTTCAAAGGTTGGCTTTCTGATGATGATGCCAGTGAGGATTTCTATGACAAGACAACTATAGCGTTTTTCCCATACGATTGCGACAAGTGTGTCCGTGCCAAGGCAGGGTTATGCAACAAGTGTGTATATCATCGTGAATCAACAGGTGATCTTAGTGATGATGAACGTAAATGGATAAAGGAAAACGATACATGGAAAGGGTAGTCTATGTCGGTAAGGAAAACTACTAATTTGACGGTAAGGAATAAAGAAAGGGAAAGGCGTGTAAAGGAAATAGAGGAAGAGGGAGTATTTGATTATTTCCATAAATTTACTCCTGTTCAGTTGTACAAGTACCTTTCACCTCTATGTAGTATTGATGCGTTACGGGTATTACGTTTGTGCGTATTATCCGCACAGAGGGGAGATAATATGATAACGTTGAAGTTTATAAGGAGGCAACTGAAATACAAACCTAGGCGTTCTGTTTTTGATTCATTGATAAATTCCGGATTGATAATAGAACAAGTTCCTAATGTTTTTTCCTGTACGGTGAAGGTGAACGAGTATTCTCATATATTGAGCATGATGCGTATTGATGATAATGCTCCCGATGTTGTAGATGTGGATGATTTAAATTGTTACAAAGTTGTAGCAGAGGATAATATTAGTTACCGTGTCGTTAGCAAACGGGGAAGTGTTATAAAGAGTTTTACTGATAAGAGTGAAGCAAGTGATTATCTTGACGAACTGTATTTCCCTAAAGGTGAAGATGGTGACGTGGAAGCATTGTCGAAAGAGGAAGAGGAAGAATTAACCATTTAGTTAACTATTTTTAGTATTGTTTTCTGTGTTAGTTTATTTTTTAATATTACTTTTGTCGCATGAGATATTGCTATGATAAAGAACGGTATGATTATCTTGTCAACGAGATTTTTAAATGTGGCAAGATACTTAAAGAGAACACCACTAACGGTAAGGAAGTTAGCTGGAAAGTTTTCTGGATAAGGGTGGACGCTCACAAAAGAAGGCTGTCCGCAATGAGAGAGTTGGACAAGATTAAGGAAGAAAAATATAAAAAATAAAAAAAAATGGATTTAGTATTAAATTGTAAAGTAAAGAAAGTAGGTCAGTTACAGACTGGTACAAGTAAGGCAGGTAACCCTTGGCAAAAGAGAAATCTTCTCGTTGAGGAAATTGGTTCCATGTATGCCAAAGAGGTGTATTTCTATGTAATGGGCAACCTGTGTGATCTTCAATTGAAAGAGGGTGATACCATTACTGCCCATCTTGAAATCAGAGCAAGAGAATACCAGGGTAAATATTACAATGAAGTTGGGTGCTTTAAGATAGATATGCCGCAACCTGCTCCATCACCTGCACCTGTCCAGCCTGAAAGACGTGATGATTTGCCCTTTTAGTATTGCAATGCTATCCGAAATGTGTGGTTTTTGCCTGTATTGATTAAATTCTTGTTTTTGTTTGCGGATGGAGGTTTATCTTTTTTGCCATATTTCGGGTTTTCCTCCATCCGATTTTATTAGTAGTTATGAAACGAATAAAGAGTGAATATCCTTTAGCTGATATATTTAATTTTGTGTTGGGCAAGTTATCTGTTTTGAAATCTATTTCTAAGCCTGTAACTTTCTCTTCCCGTGATAATGCTATCCCTGCATTATTTTACGATGTTGTGTTGTATGAAAAATACTTTAGGCACTGATATACAATCGGACACCACAGATAAAATCAATTCATTTCAATTTGAGTGCCATCACTTCTAATGATGACACCAACAGCATTAACAGGAACTTTTATCTTAATGCTTAATTCACAAAAAGAATAACTCATAATATATATAAATTTAGGCAGTAATTATTATCTTTGTGGTGATTTTGCCACCGTAGAAGATCCTTAAAGCAATATTTGTCTTATGGACTGTTGCCTGGATCTTAAATTCACGCATAGATTTAATAAGGAGCGTTTTATAGGCCCCCTTTCATTTAGCCTATAATCACTCCTTATTTATTAGGAATTTATAACCAATTAAACATTATATACATGAAGAATTTGTTCAAAATGTACAGAGATTGGAGAAATAGAAAGTTTGTGGAAAAGATAAACAAAATCTATTTTAAACAAGATAATGACGGCAATCTTTTTATGGAAGGAAGCCTGTATGTTTATGGTAAAAACAACGGTGTAATTTCATCATGGGTGGATAAGTCGCTTGATGATGTCAAAAAGTCTATATCTGATTTGCCATGAGAAAAAAAGAACTTATTAAAAAAATGAGAGAATATCAGTCTTGGCGGAAAGGTGCTGATATTCCCATGATGCCACCATCCGAAGTCACAAGGATTATTGATTCCGCAATAACGGTGATAGAAAAGTCTGATACAAGCAAGGCGAATGCCGTGCTGTTCAAAAAAGAAGTGATAGACAAACTTCACATCACTGTGGGTGCTATGATTTTGGACGGGTATGACGAGTTAGATTCCTGTGTAAAGTATGTTAATGACTTAATACGTGAGTTAGATGAAAATTAATTTGTTTGTAAACGGAAATTTGGTGTGCGACCGAAGCGAAGCGAGGGAGCACAGGGGCAGTCTAGCTGCACAGGGGCAGTCTAGCTGCACAGGGGCAGTCGAAGTTATAACACTATGTGGTGGGGAACTTCCTAGTGATTATGACATTTCTGATGCTGTTATAATTGATGGCGATATTCATTGTCGTAGTATCAGTTGTAATGGCATTGTTGTTTGTAAAGGTTCTTATACCGTTATAGAGGAAGGGGGTGATTATGGGTCACTCTAACGGTAAAATCACCGCACCTGTCGGATTGGATAGTGATGTATATCCTACTCTAGGTATTGGCGCTACTAGTAACGGTTATGATTTAGGGTATGCTTGTCTTAGCGAAAAAATTAATATGTGGAGTTATATAAAACCCAAAGAAGCGTCTAGCCCTTCATTTGACAACGCTAGTTTACCTGGTATAATTTATGATTCTGTAAATAAGAAATTAGTATATGATAGACCTAAAACATGGGCTAGGCTTACTGATTTTGATGGATACGATCATGGGGCTAAACCTCTTACAATAGATAAAGATATTCTAACTAATCCCGTAGACGCTACAAAGGCAACGTTTGTGCTTACAATTTCACCATATTGGGCTGATTCTAGGTATAATTGGGGTAAAATACTTGGGGGATTTACTTGGTCTAATATGAAAATAAAGGTGGAAGTATATAATCAATTAAAGAGGTTGGTGGATTCTGGAGTTTTCGTTGTAAGTAGTATTGATAGTACAGGAAAAATTTCAATTACCCTTAATCGCAATAATCTCATATCTATGGGGGATACATATATTTATATTAAGGGTTATTTTTGTGATTACAGTGGAAATGTATTATGCTTAATCCCTACTACATCTGACGGATTTATTCGTAAGCCGATAGTGGTTACTCAAAGTCTTTCTATTACACTTGGAGATACAACAGCCAACGCTTCTGGATTCTCTGTTTACGGACAGTTGACAAATGGCTCTACTTCTTCTAAATGCAGATTGAACATTACAAATAACACTTCTAGTGATTACGTTGCTTCATCCGGCAGACCATACGCTAGATATAGATGGAGGGCGAAAGATGGATCTTATACAGGTCAATGGTCAGGTAATATATTGATGCCTTCGTGCACAAATATTCCTAAATCATTTACTCGTAATGATGTGGTTGATGCTGGAAATCCCCCATCTTATGGTAATGTTACTCAATGGTATGTTGATTATCAAGTTATTATGTATTAAACACCGGATATAATATACACAAGCAATGGGCATGGAACGGCAGCTTAGGTCTGTCTGTGTGTATTCTGTATTGCTCATCAATGCAGAACTGGCATGGATTTTTAGACGTTACTGCTGTCCTCCATCCCTTGAAATTTGGAATGTTTTTCCATGAGTTGTAATTTGCTTCATTGAAAATTCCTAGAATCATCTGCTGTTCTATAACATACAACTGGCTTATACCGTTTGTAGCATATCCTCTCCCATAGTGTTTCTGTTTGCTTGGCGGAATAAATGATACGTTATATGGTGATGATATGTTGTTCCATATCTTCTTTTGAACCTCATCCGTTATTTTCTCTATATTGTTCGTTTTTATTGACAGTAATGTATTGGCGAGATATACTTCAACAACAGCGCGGAATCTGTTTGTATTTGTGTTTATTCTCTGCTTTGTCGTTTCTCCACCGTATGTCCTTTCCATATATTCCTTAATGCCGTTGTCCGTCATTGAAATATACTCCCATCCAAGATCATCGTTTAGTTCTAGTGATAGTTTATTGCTTTCCAGTACATATTGGTATATGTCGTTATATATATCCTCACGAAACTTTTTGGTCAGTTCTAGCACTTTTTCTTTTTGGCTATCCGGGAGTTTTGATATTGACTTGAACGATTTAGCCCCTGCCAAAAGGAATACGGCTAGAAGATCTTTAGAGAACTTCTCCGCACGCTCTCTGGTTGACGATTTTATACCGTTTGCAAGTCTTTTTACCTGGAAGTAATAGTCTGCAATCTTAGATGTTTCTTCTTTGTTGATCATTGGCTTCTACTCTTTCTGTTATACCGTTTGCTATCATGTTTATCATCAAACTCTTGAAATCACTTTGGCTGTAAACCTTTTGTCCGATTGATGCTAAAGTTTGAAATATGACAATTTGATTCTCATACAAAACCTTTTGGTTCTGTATGATAGCGTCAAGTTTCGATAATATTTCTCTTTCGTTGTCCATAGTGCAAAGGTATGTATTAGACTTTAATTTACCATACAAATTGTTTTATTTCATTTGGTGTCATTGTATGTTTATATGTAATGTAACAAAAAAAGGCAACAGTGAAGATTCACATCTGCCTGCTGCCAAAGTAAAAACATCGTAATGGTTCATTTACATAGTGCAAAGTAACAGAAAATATGGTATATTTGCAATGGTTAAATAGATAAATATTGTTAATTGTTTTGTAATACCTAAAAATATGGAAACCATAGATTCTATAATTTTATCAGATTATATTTTAAAACATTATGGGCCAATGTCACACTTGAAATTGCAGAGATTATTATTTTACTGCGATGCTTATCATTTGGCATATTTTGATAAAGAACTTATTACTGATAAATTTGAAGCATGGGTGCATGGCCCCGTTAGTCGTAAGGTTTACGGTAGTCTTAAAGATAAATATATGTTGTATGAAGAATTGACATATTCAAATAATACCAAAGAAGATGTAGATAAGGAATTTGAAAAGTTGACGCAAGACCAACAGGATTTTGTTATTAGTATTTTGGAGGAATTATATACTTGGACAATGTTTGAATTGGGAGCGTCAATTCGCAACGAGAAACCTTGGAAAGAAGCTAGAATTGGCTATAGAGAGGCGGATAAGTGTCATGTGGAAATTTCAAAAGAAACAACTAGATTATTCTATAAGAAAGACTTAATTCAATGACTTTATGTTTGTACATAAAAAAAGCAAGAAAAAGGGTCCAATCTATTTCTTGCTTATTAAGGTAATTATATACGTTTATACACGTACATATTGACGCTTCACCGCCCCGACTACTGTCGACCACTCCACGTCCTCAACCCCTTCTACCAAGGGTGATACTAATTTAGTTTTTGCATGAAAATAACTATTTAAGCTATATCCATTAACGGATGCTTTATGATAAGGCAAAGATAAATATAATGTTTTAGGTATTAATGTACATTTTTACATACATTTTAGAACGTTAATTCGTTCGGGGCGATACCAACGCCCACTATCAGTTATCATAAAAGAATCACCGAATACTTTATAATGGTGTTCATTTGTTCATTAATGCACATCTAAATATCAACTAGCCTAATTATTACATTGCAAATATAATACTTTTTTGTATATTTGCAATGTATAACTAAATAAAATATCATGGAACTATTAGTAGAAAGAAAATGGTGTAAGCCTGATTATACTATAGGGCGTTTGTATATTGATGGTGAGTTTTTCAGTAATACGCTTGAAGATCGTGTTGTTGACGTGAATAAGAACGGAGTGTTTGATGGAAACGAGAAGAAGGTTTATGCTGAATCTGCTATCCCTTATGGTAGATACCAGGTTATATACAACTGGTCCCCAAAATTCGGGCGTAATATGCCAAGACTGTTGAATGTGCCTCATTTTGATGGTATTCTTTTTCACGCTGGGAATACTGCAAAGGATTCTGCCGGGTGTATCCTTGTTGGTAACAATACATCAAAAGGCAGACTTACCGAATCACGCTATACTTCTGACAAGTTGAACAAATTGATTGACGATGCGATAAAGCGTGGTGAACAGGTTTGGGTTACGATAAAGTGATCAATTATACGTTAAAGGAAATATAGGAGCGATATTTTTGTCGCTCCTTGCTTTATAGTAATAATAGATGTATAGTGCTATACTATTCTCGTTAATTTTCCATCAGACGGTTTCCCGCCAAATAGGTGATTGATATATGCAAGACCTTTTTGTGTGCATAGAACAACCATCACGACAAATCCTGGGTGATTCTCTCTTGGAATAGGCTTTTCTTTCATCTCGAAGTACCCAGCATCAATATACTTCTGTTTTGGCTCGTTTCTGTTAGTAAAGAATACTCCTGCTTCACGAAGTTTCTTGAACAAAGAGTTTCTCCCGAAAGGCAAGCCAAGTATCTTTGCCGCCTGTCCTATATCGCACTTGCCTTCCATTGCAAAGGCTTTGTCGGCAAAGTCGGCTTTGGGCTGTAGTTTTTCTATTTGTTTCTGCTGCTTTTTATTTTCCAAAGCCAATCGTTCTTTTTCCTCTTCGGCTTGTATTACCATTAATGCAAGCTCCTTTCGGGAAAGTTCATGCTTTGCTACTTTGTGAAATACTTGCCTATAAACCTCAAAAACTGGACGTACTTTGCGAGCAATAAAAAACTCCATACAGGAAACGGTAAGTTTGTATTCATTTGTAGGTCTTCCGCCTTTTTGGTTTTCCGCATTCTTGCGTAAAACTTGATAATCAATATTTTCTATAAATTGTTCACTTGAAGTTAGTGCTCTTACAGCTTCCTCTTTCCTGCCATAAACAAGCATCCATACTTCATCAAGATTGATTGGGAACTCATTGTCAGACTTTGACAATTCAAGAACTGCGTTGAAATACGATTTGATTTCGCTTTCGCTACTCTTTTTAGATAAGATTAATTCTAACATAGCTATTATTTTAGACAATAAAAAAAACTGCACTACGTGTTGTCTAAGTCTTAATAGCAAAACTCCGAGAGTATTTCTACATCCCGACACGGTGCAGTATATATTTTGTAATGATATACACGTTATATATGGGCACAAAAAAAAGCCGATGTATGCGGCTCGTGCCGCTATTAAGTTTAGACACCACAAAGTAAATAATAATTTTTGATATATAAAAACTTTGTGGTGTGATTTTTTAAATTAATCCAAGCACCATACCTACTGCTCCCCAGAATACATCTCTCCATTCGGGCACTCCTTGTCTAAGCCACTTATCGTAGACGATTTCTTTTCCTACAAGAATGAACAAGGTTAGTGCTATTGCTGTCCATACGGAGAAAAACCATTGCGCCATGCTTACTACAAGTATTCCTGCAATGAGGTGTTCCATTCCGTCAACTCTCAAATTGTTAAGGCATATATAGTCCAATGCCCTTCTGATTTTTCTTAGAAAGTTTGTAAATTTTCCCATAGTTTAGCTGTTTTCGTTGTTTTCGTTGTTTTCATTGTTTTCTTCTATCACCACCCTAGCTTCCATATCGTTTAATCTTCTGTCTTGTTCGTCCATTCTATCATCTTCGTTATTTGCTGAGAAATCGCTTTCTTCTCTTGCTGTCTGTAATGATATTATTCGGGAGTTTACAAGTTGAACGAGTGTATTGTTCCATTCAGAGAAGTCTATGTATGAGTATGGCTCTATGGTAGCGTTTATTCTTAGAGCGTTATAACCTGTTGCGTCACCTTCCATTACTCCTACATAGTATTTGAATATATTGGCCATGTCATTTATGGCTGTGTTCATCATTTGTGCATCACTTCTCGCCCATTCCATTTCCGGCTCATAATACATTGCCGTTGTTCCAGTAGGTCTGTCACCTGACGATGATTGCATTGGCGGAACGACACCGCTTCCGTCAAGTATTCCGTTGTATATGTTGTCTATTTCGGTGAATAGTGAGTTTGAAGCATCCATTTTACCCATGAACTGTGCATCATCTTCTGCCCCTACACGTAAAATGGAAGTTCCTCCCAATCCGTTTCTTTGAATGTTTATTCTTCCGTTTGTCTTGATAAGTAGCATTTGGAATGCCTGTCGTGTGTTGTATTCTCCTATCATGGACATTAAGAACTCGAAATCGTCTATCAAGTCCTGTACTGCCCCCCAAAATGGAAGTTCAAGCCGTAGATATACTACAGGTATAAATCCCAGGTTATGGAATTGATGCAGTTGTATGATATTTCCATTTTCGTCAATATCCGTTGCTATATCTCCGTTGGAATCAAGCGTGTAAAACTCATCTTTAGTCCATACATCGACAAGTGTGTCTGTATGTTCTTCTCCATCAGCCGAAATATATGTGGTTGTATATTCCCTTGCGAAAGCTATTCTTTCCCCTCTTCTGTTTTTATGTTCATACAGTATATCTCCTTTTGAGTAGCTGAAAGACCTGTATTTTATCTCGTCCTTATCCTTATATATATATATGGCAGCATCTCCTACCTTTCCGGCTTCGCTTATAAGTTCAAACTTGGCTGTTTCCATGAGAGAATCAGTCCAGTATTCCTTGTATGTTGTCAGCTTATCCCTGTTCTGCTGGTTTGACGCGCTTTTCTTTATCTGAAATTTAAGAGGATTGGTACACAGGTGTGATACCCTTTTCTTGTGTATCATCCTTTGAAGAGGAAATGCTCGTCTTTGCAGTACATAGGGAGTTGATGCCAATTTCTTTTTTCTTTTCTGAGCACCTACATTCGCGCTTTCATCATCCGATGATGTGGCATCCTCGTCTGACGGGATACTGTCTTTCCAGTCGGGTCTGTTGTGTATATAATGCCCTGATGTATCCCATTGCGCTAGGAAATCATCTTGTGACATATATTTGTATATCAAAGTGGAGCGTCTTGGTTTTTTCTTTGTTCCTCCACCTCTTCCATCGTCACATCTTGACGGAAGTGCCACTTTGAACGGTTCTTTTCGTAATAAAACGTCTAATTTTAAAATTTCCATAGGTAATTATAAATATTTTAATTCATCCATTATATCGTTAGGTATGTCAATCATTACATCGCATATATCAAAATATGTCCTGTATAAAAATGTTCCTTCTATCAAGTCGGGTGAGCATCCTACAATCTTTTTTGCTTCCTGCTTTTTCAGAAGTCTTAGTTTCCCGTTTTCCCTTTCCACGTCACGTCTTATTGCTCTTCTCTGGTCCATCAACGCTTCCCGTATTGTTTTGTTTACATACGGTTTGTCGAGAAGTTCCGGGTTTATGCTGAATCCGCAATATCCTAAGTTTGTTCCTTTTATACGTGTTACCATTTCATCTGCAAGCTGTGCCCTTAGATCGAAATAGAATCTTACAGGTTGATCATCCTTGCTTTTGTCTAGTCTTTTCGGAACACCTCTAAGTATTGCCAGGCTTTCGGGAAATGCGTCACGGAATGTCGGTGCTCCAAGACCGTCAAATGCCAGTCTGTTTTCACCGATTCCCCATTTCCGTAGATTGTTTCTTACCCATAGGTTCAAATCCCTAGGCTTTAATGTGTTTGACCATTCTAGGTCTTGTAAGTGGTGTCCTATGAAGTGCCCCATTACACAAACGTCACCAAGACCGTATGCTATATCCAGTGTAGCACATTCAAAATAATCGTCAAACACAGGCTGAGATGAGAACATTTCCTCCATTTCGTCACGGGTTATCCACTCGTTTCCCCCTTTTATCAGCTTCCATGAACCTAATGCGTTTATGGATACTTCCTGTGCTGTTCCTCCAAGGTTTTTCTGATAGTCGGGATTGGAAGCCATAAGTATCTTGTTATCTTCCAGCCCAGAAGCTATAAAGGTTATGCTCTTGATGTATCTTTTACAGTTTGTTTCGTCAATTTTGGTATTTTTACCGAATCTTGCGATGATATAATCTTTTGCCTGAGCAAATACTTCTTGTGGGCTGTCACCCCATGCTGTTTCATGTATAGTATCTCCATATTGAAAGAAATATCTTACCTTTCCCGATCTTTCTGGAATTGCTATTCCGTCATCGTCCACCCACCATGATACCAGTGCTCTCCAGAAATCGCTGTACGGGTTTGGATTGCACGCACCTGTAAGACCTGTTCTTAGTCCTGATGATGAACGCAATACCGTTTGAAGGTAGTTTATGATAGGTTCCGTTGCCTGTGAGCACTCGTCTATCGCCACCTTCACAACGTTACCACCCTGTTGTCTGTCCTTAAATTCATTTATGCCTTTTTCTCCCGACAGGCAGGCATCACCGAAATAATCGTACCGTATTTCACCTCCTGCGTCAAGTCTTGAAAGGCGTTTTGAATCAATATACTCACCATAAGGTTCAACCATCTTTGAAACCACTTTAAGAATACCGTCCGCTTTTTCTGCGGATGTCTTGTCCTTACGGAAAACAAGTGCGGAAAATGACGGATGGTTGCATGAACTCAGTATATCCATTCCAAGGCATACGGATTTTCCTCCCCCACGATTCCCGTGAAGTATCTTTATCCCTGCCCTGTTCCTTAGAAATGCCTCCTGTGAACCTTTCTGTGGGGCAAGCATATTTACCTTGTATCCCTTGCTTCTTCTGTCCTCTATATATCTTTGGACGAAATCAAGGCTTTTATATGGTATGATTCCCCTTTTGCCATATCGTTTCAGCGATTTGACAATATCCTTAGTCTTTAATCCTCGGTATTTTAAGTCAATTTCTTCCATCTTTCTGTATGTATTTTGCAAATATAATGTTTTTTTAAATATTTTTTTGCTTATACACATTTTTTAACTACATTTGCATCGGTAAGAGGTACTTACTGTGCGCAAAGGTCTTGTGCATGAATCACATAAAAAAAATAAATAGTATATGGATGAAAATGTAAAAGTCATTTTTGAAGGTATCAAGAATGCGTTGGGAGAAAGTAGCTCCGTTATTACAGATCGTACAATCGAACAGACAATTAATGAGTTCTCAGCGTTCGCACCGCAGGAAAATGCGGAAAAGTTCTGGAATGAAAGTGTTGTGAATCATTTAAAGAACACTGTGGCAGGTCAGGTAAGAGCGTTTGCGTCTGATAAGCGCAAAGAGTGGGATACAATCAAGGAACAGGAGATATCCAACTTGAAAAAGGAATGGGAAAAATCACATTCTGCACCACAACCTACACCAGCACCGCAACCACAACCTACACCGACACCAGCACCCGAACCGAAACCGTTTGAGTTGCCCGATGATGTTAAGGCTAAACTTGAAGAGTTTGAAAAGTTCAAGAAAGAGTTTGAAGCTAAAGAGCAGGAGGAAAAGCAGAAGCAGATTGTAACTGAAAAGCGCAAGAAGCTGTCTGATTTGATTAAACGCCCGGAAGCAGGTATGCCTAACGAGTTGTTGCGTAACATTATTTTTGAGAACATTCAGATTTCGCCCGAAGAGGAAGATACAAGCATTCTTCTGAAAATACAGGGAAAGTACAATGAAACGTGTACGAAATACACAAAGGATGGTATTAATCCTTTCATCCCTGACAAGGGTGGCTCTAGCGATGTAAAGTCATTCATAGATAGAAAGAGAGAAGAAGATAAGGCTAACAAGGAAAACAACATTGTCAGCCGATATTACAGTAAAATTAACAAATAGTTTTTTTAATTATGAAAGCAGGAGTTCTTGCAACAAGTTATAGTAAGATTGGTGGCGCAAGACATATCTTTTCTAATGATACGTCTTTGCACGTACTGTTGGTAGGATGTAACGTTTCAGTAGAACGTATGCCTACAGTTGGGAACAAACTTCCGGCTGGTACCATGATTAAATGTGATTCCTCAAAGCAGAATGGCGGTGACATTCACTATTCATTCAGAATGTACGAGAAATCGGATTCTGGTGCTACGGTAAAAGTTGAAAAAATCATGGGTAATACAGTTGCCAAGGTTGGCATGGTTGTCGGTAAAGCACCTACTACTGCCGCAGGTACTACAACTGGTTATACCATTAACGCTATTGATTCGTCTCATGACGAATATGACATCCTTACATTGTCCGGGGATGCAGGTAAATTGGAATTGACCGATATTTTGGTTGAAGTTACACAGGTTGGTGCTAGCGCAAAATTCAAGGTTATTCCTAATGCTATCCTGCCTTATGATGTTGACACCATTCCCGGTGCCACTCTCTATCCTTTCAACGGTGCATGGATGGTGACAAGTGAGATTTTGGAAAAACGTATTCCGCCAGTAGCTCCGGCAATTAAAAAGGCGATGAAGGATGATGAATCATATCCTTGCGTTTTCCGTTACACATTGTATAATTAATTAAAATTTTTTGTTTTATGCAAAGATCGACATTTAGTTTCTATGATTGGCATTTTTCTGGGGAGATGCAGGAACTTATGGATTATGCCAATCAGAAATTTGATAACGAAAACTGGAGAAGATACGGAGATTGGGATGTTCCTCAGATGAGTAAATCATGGAATGTCATGGTTGACGAATACACACAGGCTACCCGTCCTGTAATGCTGGCTCCTTTGGCTGAAAAGCCTATTATGGACACTACGGGATTTGAATGGTATTCGGGCCGTATTCCGAAGATGGGTCACGCCATTCAGTTTATGGAAACCGATATTCAGGAGTTCTATGAACTTGACATTCCGCAAGGTGCATTGCTTGACAAGATCCGTGAGAAGTGGTTCACAAAGATGGAAGCGTGTATCCAAGGCTTCCATACCGAGTTGAACTGTATGACTTATCAGGCTCTTTCTACAGGTATGCTTAACTATACAGCCAGTGGCACTAACTCAATTCCTGTTCAGATCGACTATCGTGTTCCTGCAAAACATAAGTTGAAAGCGTTAAAACAGAAATGGTTTAGCGATACAGACTGGACACCGAACGAAAATGCAGATCCTATTAAAGACCTTCAAAGAATGTGCAAGATTGCCGATAATGACGGTGTACCATACGATCATTTTGAAATGTCAAAGGATTTGTATGATAATTTCTTGATGCACCCGAAAGTGACAGCAGCAGTACAGGCACGTCTTGTTCCTGCCGCAGCATCTACTACAATCTATCCTATGAACAATCAGGAAATTGTTGATGTGCTGATGAAGGTGTTCTCTATTCCTGTGATTATCCCTATTGAGGAAAAATCAAAATGGAACAAACTTGGCGTGATTGAGGAAGCCAAACCGTCTTTTGAAAAGAACACCGTTGTTCTTGTTCAGAGCGGTCAGTTCTTCCGTATCAAGAACTCACCGTCAATGTATTTGCAGGATACCAACCCGGCTGTACGTATTTCCTCTTTGGAAGGCGGACGTATCGCATTCTTGCATCAGTATTCTTCTGAACCGTATGCAGAAAAGAGTTCAGGTGAATTGTGGGCGTGTCCTGTGATGAAGAATCCTAACAACCTTATCATTATGAAGGTTGACGAACAGTCAAATACAGGATTGTAAAAAGTTGAACCATGAAGGTCATTATTGATATAAATGGCGAAGGCACAGCAAAAGGCGCAGGGGAGTATTTCATTGGAGATACTCTCACGCTCCAAGCTATTCCCGAAGAAAGTGTAGAGTTCGGATACTGGCTTATTGCCGACAATGAAACATTGAAGCCGGAGGATAGACTGAAAGTTTCGGATAATCCGTTCACTATTCAAGTTACCCCTCAGATAACAGCAAAGGGTAACATGAAGGTAGAAGCATATTTCTATATGTCTATGCGTGAATATCTGAAAGCACAGATTGACTATGAGTTGAAAAACACATCGTATATCAGTGTTGCCCAGAAATGGGGATTCCGTTTGTCTGATGATAGCCGTGAAACGTCTGAGATGAAGAAGGATTTGGCTTATGCTGATTTGTTGCTCATTGTTTGTACTGCCCCTTCAACGATACAGGGAAAGACAAAGAAAGCCGGAAACTGGTCAATTACCGACACAAGCAAGACTATTTCTATCAATGACAAGAAAAGATTGGAGCAACGCGCAAAGGATTTATACGCCAAATGGGGTTTGAATTTGGATGTTGGAACAGATGTTGAAATAACTAGATTAAGATGGTAGTATGGGAAAGAGTATTTTAGGTGAGGATATGTTTCCTGATATGGTTAGAATTTACCAGAACAAGAACAGTTCGGATAAATATCAGACTACCCCATATTGGGAGATGATATACGAAGGAAGGGCAAATATACAGGAAAAGGATACAGGTTCGGAAACGAATGATGTTGACAAATCCGAATATGCCGCCTACCTAGAAGATAACGATGTAACCATACCTTCCGGGTGTCTGTTGGATTGGCAGAATTTCAACCATCCGTTTTCGGACAACAGTAATAGCTGGCGTGAGATAAAGAAACCTCCATTTAACAATATGGAATTTGGTACGGTAATATACTTTAACCAAATAGAAAACTAGAATACTATGACAATCAATTGGACGGAAATAATACTTGCTTTGTTGGGTACTAATGGTATAACCCTTCTAACTTCAATATTACTGTTTAAGCAGAAGAAGGAAAAGATGGAAACTGAAATTGATTCTTCTACCTTGGACAATCTTGAAAAAGGGTTTGCTATTCAGGGTGCTCAGTTGAAAAAGGCACAGGAAGAAATATTGAGTTATCAGCAATCTCTTCATGATGCTTATCAGAAGATACAGGAGCTTTATAATGAGATGAACGAAATAAAAAACGAGTTGAAATGCGCAAGAGATGATCGAGATTTATTAAAAAAGCAGATTGAGAAACTGAGTAAACCAGTAACAAGAAAGACAAGTACAAAAAATGCAGGCAAATAACAACGATAAAGTATTGAAAGAGTTTGGTAGTAATGTCCAGCTTTCCTTGGATGCTTCTATCATGCAGTTCATGGAAGATATCGCCACGAATATCATGGATGATATAAAAGACATGGAGGGATTTACCAATCAGACTTTCAATCTTGAAGATAGTTATGGTTGTGGCATTTATAAAGATGGGGTCCTAAAGAAGATTGTGTGGGCAAATGCAACAAAAGTTGCAAATGAGCCTAGGAAACGTAACAATGTCGAGTATTGGGGGCGTGAACTTGCCGAAGATTTCTTCAACAGTTATAAATCCGATGGTTCTGAAAAATATGAACTGGTTGTCGCAGCTGTAATGTATTATGCCAAGTATGTGGAAAACTATCATCTGCTGAATGTTCTTTCAGATTCTTGGCTTAAAACAAAGACAGATTTAAAAGGAGGAAAATATACTGTGGTTTTTAAGAAAATTGCAGCTAATATGTTAAACAAATATTTTAAGTGAAGTTATGGGCTACTTTAATCCTTCAACAATAAACACCACCTTGTACAATATTGTATTGGACAAGAAGATTGCTGACGATGTATATAAGGTACAGCGTCCTGCAAATGTTGATGACAAGGTAACTAGTTTTATTGTCGTAAACAACAATACAAGAATTGTCAGCAATACCGAGAGCGGCCCCTACGGTCACTTCGGGAAAGGCGAAACGATGGCTACGGTTACTCTGTTTGTAAGGGCATTGCCCGGGAACGTATATCCGTCTGTCATGGATGCGTTGAGTGAGAAGATGGTAAAATTGTTTCCGCAAAAGATTGCACAGCTTCATTTTAAGATATTTAATGTTTTACCACCAATGTTTGACGGGGTTGGGTTCTATTATATGTCCGTCCTGTTGAATGTTGATATTTCAAAGGATTAGCCGCATGAGAAACGTGAGAAAAAACAGTGGAGGCGCATCGGTAGATACGTTTTCATCAATTAACAATAACTTTTTAAATACAGAAAATAGAATGGCACGAGTAAATTTAGACACCAGCCCTGCTTACTTGAACGGGCAGTCGGCTGCTTTGACATTTGATGCGATTGAAATCACCGATAGTACTCAATATTCAAGTTTTAGGAATCCGAAGATTCTTCCGAATATTGAATCTGGTACTACGGAATCTGCTGGTACTGACGCTGACACTTCTGAAACAAAGAACGAACAGGGTGCTACCGTATTCCAAAATATCACACCGGGTACTATGGCATTTACCTTTACAGGTATGTCTACATCAAAAGCCGCTTTCGCTTTCTTTACGCAAGGAAATGAAACAAAGGCTGAGTTGGAACTGGATAGTTTAACTGATACCATTGACGCTTTTGGGAAAGGTGCTACTCAGAAGTTGAAAGCGTTTGGTGCAAGTGCATTCAAGCAATTTGTACGTCCTATCGGTATTATCAACGGTACTGGTGACCGTATGATCTTCTTCCCGAAGGCATCATGGGCTGTCAGCTTCACAGGTGCTCCAAGTAACGCTGGATATCTTGGATTCTCCGTTACAGTGACAGCATTGGAAGTTAATACTCAGTATCTGAAAACCATGATGGTTCTCGAACTTGACAATTCGGGAGTGGGTGCTTGATGTAGACGGGTGATGAATTATTAGCCGGGCGTTTTCGTCCGGCTTTTATTGTTTTTTAACTGATTGTGTTTGATTTTTATTAACCTTTGTTGTATTTTTGCTGTAAAAATTAAAACCATGACAGATAAAGAATTGTCTGATAAATTAAAGCTAAAAGCTATAAGCCTTGGACTGTGTAAGGAATGGACAAATGGATGGGGAAACCCGGACAAATATGAATTATGCGAGAAATATATCAGAGGCATTGACTTCTGCCTATTTAACAGGTTCCCGTCAAATGAAATAATCAAGAAGGAGTTTGCTGGTGTTAGGGAGAAGTTTAATATCTTTGTTGATGATACCAATCTTTTCATAAGCAATCCTAAATGGTCTATTTTTAATGGTTCGTGTGATTGTGTTGTCACATTCAACGATTTCGGTATAGGAGAAATGTATGTCAAGGATAATAGCCATGTTAGCCTTGTTGCGCTTGACAACAGCATAGTACACGTTTCTTTGATTGACGATGCCAAACTTGATATTGTATCGTCTAAATATACCAAGGTGTTCGTTTATACAAATACGCCAAAGAACATATCGAAGGTAGATGTGAAAGGAAAATTAATGATTAAACCGTTCAAGTTAGTTTAAAAATGGGAATATTCAACTGGAAACAACCTGACTTAGATGATCAGATAAAGATGCAGAAGTTTGCCACTCATAAATACAAAGAGGTTATGGTTGGTGATAAAAAATTCAAGGTACGTGGTCTTAGACTGGGTGCATACGATTATATTGTAGACAAGCTGTTGATACGTGACATTATCAATCCAGATACAGCAAAAAAGGAAATGATTGCAATTATGAAAAATGACGCATCTATTCCGTACAAAGTTGCAGCGGCAGGAGTATTGAATAACTATTGGTTTTTTGAGATAATTCCTTTTGCAAGACGTATATACGCTTGGTGGTTAAGCAGGAACTATGACCATAAGGAACTCACTCCGTTGATAGAAGCCATCGTGGAGGGGGCTAATGTAAGTGATTTTTTTACAAATACAATCCGTTTAGCGTTCTTGATAGATACGACAGCGACATTAAGCAAGAAGGATGCCATGAAATTATCTCTCGATGCAAAATCGGCTCACGAGGATCTATCCAAAAAGATTTCCCCCAATTCAGAGGGGATTTAAGGCTATTCGGAGGATTGATGATAATCAAGGACTGGGCTTTGCTATGGAAATATTCATGGAGTTATATACAGGCAGTAATAATGGACCAGCCTAAACTTGATTATCATTTTGAAGAGAAAGTTAAGTTGTACAAGGCTTCTCTTACAGAAGATTTATATAAGGAAGCTAACAAGGATGCAAGTGGCTTTATATATAGATTCAAAGAATCTAAACCTAAAGAAGAGCATCCCGATATATTACTAAAAGATGTTTTGCGATGATAACAAAATACGATCCTAAAATATATCCCCTTAAACTGTATGTTGCAGTGGGGGATGATCAATGGGGGAAAATATATAGAAAATTCACCAAACTTAATCATGACCCGATAGATACATCCAAAGATGAAATTAAGAGATGTAATGGCATGACTATTTTTGTAAGGGAAAAAAGTACAAACCATTTAGGTGTACTTATTTGGTTATCCAACGATGGTATAGGGGTGAGAACTGTTGCTCATGAATCTATCCATTATGCTTGTAATGTATTTGGGTATTGTGATATTTCTATGGGATATGAAAATGGGCAGGATGAACACTTTGCATACCTTTTAGGTTGGTGTGTTGAGTGTGTAATGGATAGTGTTGCGAAATATTTAAAAAACAATAAACATGAAGATTAATTTGTTTGTAAACGGAAATTTGGTGTGCGACCGAAGCGAAGCGAGGGAGCACAGAGGGGCTTTAGCCCGACAGAGGGGCTTTAGCCCGACAGAGGGGCTTTATGAGATAATAGCCTTAGATGGTAGTGATTTACCAAAAGAGTTTGATTTGTCACAAGCTATCATTATTGATGGTGATGTACGTGTGACGGGTAGTTTGGCTTTAGGCGGCAATATCGTCTGCAATAAATTTGTGGAGGTGTAGCCTATGGGTCATTCTAACGGTAAAATCACCGCACCTGTAGGGTTGGATAGTGATGTATATCCTACTCTAGGCATCGGTCCTACTAGTGATGGTTATGATTTAGGATATGCGTGCGCAAATACGCATGGGAAAATAAATAAATGGAGTAAATATAAACCTGTGAGGCAACCATACTTAGATTATCGTTCTGATTATTGGAAAGCTAATGATGGTTTATGTGGTCTAAGTGTAGTGGGATACATGTCGCCAGGAACGCTTAATAGCGGATTTCTAAAAGACCTTTTTAATGGCGTAGACTGGGGATATAATGCCCCTACTGGTGGAGATTCAGCACCTTATCGGATATTGGATTTCAACGGATATAATCATAATGCTATAGTTCCTTTTGGAGATGACGTTCCATCAGATGTATATTTGGACACATCTAATAATCTAGAAATACAACTTGAACAGACAACAAATGCTGATGATAACATTTTGCTATCCTATTTAAGCTATCAAGGAACTCCATTTTCTGAAATGTATGCAGGAGTAGGACTTTTACAAAATACTAGATACATTTTAGTAACATCTGAAAGTATGTTTACTGATTCAGTATCTATAAGATTATTAAATATAGGTGGTTATGTAGGTAAATGGAAAGTATCTTTTTTCTTGTCATCTAATAAAATAGGAGTAGATGATGAATTAAAACAAGGAATATACATACCTATTCCAGTAACACCAAAAACAATGACTATTCATGCAGCTGGATCTCTATACGTAATAGAAGCATTCGGTACATGGAACTCTTCTAATAACCAAATTACATACAACTTCATTATAACAAATAATAGTGGGTCATCTGTTACTATACGTGGTATAGTTCTTGTGTTAATGAGGACAAGAACAGTTCCAGAAGCTGGAGAAAGTGCTGGTTCATTACTTACAGGACTTACTGCACAGGTTCCGGCAAAAGGAACATATAGATCATCTATGTATTCCTTTAATGTTAGTAGAGATTTTTCTTATGATTATTATATTGCAGCAAGAGCCACAGGGGTAAATACCACCTATAATATGGTTGAAGATTACGCTCCATAAATTTATCAATCCCCAATAAAATAAGCCCGAAAGTTACACGAACTTTCGGGCTATTTTGTAACCTGAAAACAATATGAAACCGATACCTATGTATCCAAGATTGATTAGTATTTTTTGCCATTTAGACAATTCCTTTTCTACCTTTACTTCTACAATTTTCTCCACGGTTATTATAGAATCTTTCGTCACTACCGTTTCTTTTTCCAAGGATGGGATGCTGTCTTGTAGAAAGTCTTTCTTGTTTTTCAAACTATGAAAAAGCCTGCCATCCGACATTATTTTAGCGTCTGATACGGCTAATGATGTTTCCAAGTGTGAACTATCTTCAAATGTTGTATGTTGTATGTGTTCTGTTGGAAGAGTTATTATTTTTGATTGCCATACTACTCTTTCCGTTACTGTCGTGTTGTGGTCTACTATGGTTGTATTTGTCGAAGATGGAAGTAGCTTGCGTGAACAAGAACACGACAGTAACAAAAAAAATAGCAATATAGAAAATGGCTTATTCATCGACAAGATTTGTTGCGATAAGCGAGATAAATTCCTCCTTCGGTATTTCCAATGCTTCGGGAGAGTTCCATTTCACTTTAATTGCACCGTCAGTACCAATAAGTTCAATGATTTTAGCGAATCCTTCAAAAGCGAATTTTCTAGGCTTCATATCACATTCCTCTTTCATTTTCTCTTGGTATGCTTCGGAATATGCCTTGTTCAGTTCTTCTGTTTTCTTGTTGAAATCTGCTTCTATCTTTCTGATTTCATCCGCTTCTTTCTTTTCCTCTTTTGTCGCATCTTCCTTACCGTCAATCTCTTTCATGTGATTGATTTTTTGTGCGCGCTCGTCATATCCTTCCTTCTTTATTTCTTTAAGAACCTGTTGCATATCATCATCGAATGCTTTTGCAGCTTTGTCGTAAGCGACACGCATAAGCATGATTTTTGCTTTCAGTTCTGATGGAAGTTCCTTTCCTTCTAGTGATAAGGGGATATTCAAGAGAGTTAATCTCTTTAAAAACATTTCTTGGTTTGTCATTTCTTCTTGCTGTTTAAATTGAAACTGATGAGATGCCTTTCGTGTTGATGTATTTTGTAACATCGGTTACGAAAGAGTTGATGATAGTAATGATAGCAATTTGTGCTTCCAAGTCGGGATGATCGTTGTAGTTGATTGCGATACCACCGTTCTGATTGAAATAGAATGTAGCGAGTTGGTTCTCTGATTCCAATGACTTCACCTCTCCGCCATCAAATGAATCAATGGTTTTACCGTTTGATACGTTTACATTCGCATTCACCTTGTATTGTTTTTCCACATTAGCTTCATTGCTGAATGTTACGCTGGCTGAATTTACGCCAACGAGTGTTACTTTGTTTTCTTCTATAGCCATAGTTAAAAAATTATTTTATTGCAAAGATAACATAATCGTTTTTATCCACAATTTTTAATATGTTAAAAAATATTAATGGATTTTTGTTTGTTGTAAATCATGCTCTTGTGCTTATTTTTGCTATTTTTGCAATAATTAAAAAACAATAACTATGGCTGATGTTGATTTAGGAGCATTAAAGTTTAAGATTGGGCTAGATGATTCCGGTCTTGACAAACAGATAAAGGATATACAGAAGAAGTTGCAGGACACCTTTAACCAGGAGATGCCCTTCAAGCCTATGTTGACCGATATAGGCAAAATGAATGACGAACTTAGCGAGGTTGTAGATAAGATAAACAAAGCGAATGAAAACGCGTCCAAGGTAGGGAAAGGTAAGTCAAACAAGAAAATGGATATACTTGTTCAGATGGAAGAGTTGTCAAACAAGATTGTCGAAGCGACAAGGGAGTATGACAAGCTGGAAAAGACTTACCGTAACCTAGGAAATGCAGGCGGAGATAAGGGGATGGCTACAAGAAAAGCCAATCTTGAAAGTCAGAAGAAAGCGATAGATGATCTTGTGGCTGAATTGAACAGACTGAAAACGGCATATTCCCTTACTGCTAACAGTGCGCCCAAATTGTCTATTTCCGATGAGAGAGAACTTAACCTTCTACGCCAGCAATACGAGATGGAGATTGCACGGACAAAAGAGATGGATAGACAAGCATCAAAGCAGGAACAGGCGAGTAAGAAGATGCAGCAGACCAATCAGAAGTATCTACAATACCTTTCTGGTCAGTCTGGACTTGCCCTTGGTATGCCTGAGGGAAGTGCTGAGGACTTGAACAAGAAGATTGCTGCCATACAAAAACGCCTTGAACTATTGAATAAATTCAAGGTTGAAGTTCCTTTAAACAGCAATCAGATAACAAAGGCTGACGCTCTTATTCAGAAATTGCAAGGCAGATTGGAGAAGTTGCAATCATCTTTAAGAAAAACATCAACGAATGAATTGCTTAATATCAATCCTACGTCTATCAATCAGGCTAACAATCTTATTTCTGAATTGACGAACAGGCGTAATGCACTTAATACGACTGATGCAAACTATAACCGTACCCTTACTCTTCTAAACAGGAAGATACAGGAGCATAACAAGTTTGTAAACGAAGCCACATCCTATGGAACAAAGATGCAGCAGACCAATCAGAAAAATGCTGCAAGTTCAAAAGAGTTTTCCGAGGAACTGACAAAGCAGAGCAGAATGATGCGTGAGTTTGTTAATACGATAAAGACTTATGCAGGATTCTACTTTTTCAGAGATATGTTTCAGGAACTTGTTTCCATTCGTGGGGAGTTCGAGCTGCAACAGGTATCTTTACGTGCCATTATACAGGATGCAAGACGGGCTGACCAGATATTCAGTCAGATTAAGGGGCTTGCTGTAATATCTCCTTTCCAGTTCAGTGATTTGGTTGGATATACCAAACAGCTTGCAGCATTCCAGATACCTGTCAATGAATTGTACGGTACAATGAAAAGCCTTGCGGACGTTTCCGCAGGTCTTGGTGTTGATATGGGGCGTATTATTCTAGCTTATGGACAGATAAGAAGCGCAGGTGTGTTAAGGGGACAGGAATTACGTCAGTTGACAGAAGCTGGTATTCCTGCATTGGACGCATTAAGAAAAAAACTGGAAGAAGTAAGAGGCGTGGCTCAAACTACTGATGATGTGTTCAACGCCATATCAACACGTCAGATTCCTTTTGAGTATATTCGGGAGATGTTTACCACAATGACGGAAGATGGTGGTATGTTCTACAAAATGCAGGAAATACAAGCTGCATCTTTGAAAGGTATGGTAAGTAACCTTGCCGATTCATACAAGATTATGATGAATGACATAGGCGAGGCGAATGATTCCGTTCTGAAAGGAATTGTGGGAAGCATAACCGATGCAATGAACAACTGGAGATACTTCTCTAAGGCAATAGAGGGTGTTGCTGTAGGATATGCCGCATTGAAAGGATTGCAGTTGGCTAGAACAGCCATGCTAGGAAAAGAAGTTGTCGCAACAACTAATGCTATTAAGGCTGAGAAATTACGGGAAGCCCAGTTGCTTAAACAGGCTGCAATGTACAGAACGCTCACTACTGCCGAGAGGTGGAAGATAGCGACAGCGTCAAAACTGTCTGCCGTAGAGATAGTTGCTGCCGTTAATTCGGGAAAGATGTCAGCAGAGATGGCAAAACGTATTCTTGCCACGAATATGCTGACACAGGCTGAACGGCATCTTCTTGTCACCGAACTTAAACTGACAGGTGCGGAAGCTGCAAGAATGTTGTCTATGACAAAAACGACAATGTTGATGAACAGATTCAAACTGGCAACATTCGGTTTGACAAATTCATTGAAAACATTGTGGCTTACGATAAAGGCTAATCCTCTTATGACAATACTTACCGTTGCAGGGCTTGTAGCGGAAGCGTTTCATATTATGTCTGCACGTTCGGAAGAGTTCAATCAGAAGATAAAGGACAGTGCAAAGTCTTTCCGTGAATCATACAGTGATTTGCAAAAAGACCTTGACAAGATAAACTTCGACAAACTCACCCCGGAAAACCTTGAACAGCTTGACACGAAACAGTTGCAGTCGTATGAGGAAACGCTTACTGGAGTATTGTCTAAATATGGCAATATGGGGCAGTATATAGTACAAAATAGCAAGAAAATAGATGATCAGAAATCTCGTGTCGAATATCTGCAAAAGTCGGCATCGGAACTAGAGCAGGTTTATAAACGTGCTGCCGAAAATGCGGATATAATGTTCAAGGCGGATAAGGCAACATCTACGGGCGTATTTGGCGATTCATTCTCTGATATGCTTAAAGATTACGAGAAATCATCCGTAAAACTCACTTCGGCAAGTAAGGATATAGAAGAGTTTCGTGGTCAGATAGTACAGGCATCCAAGGAAATTATAAACATGGGTAAGGGTACTAAGGAATGGAGAAACGAACTTACCGAACTGATAAACAAAGGGGCTTCGGCGGCTACTATTGTAGAGAAGATACGTTCTTTGGCTGAAACGTCAGGAGATGCACGGACATTTGAAATATTCAAGAACAAAACCCATTTTGACAGTGAGGAATTGTTGAAGGAATATGAGAAATTGAAGATGGGTATAATGGGTGAAACTGAAGAACTTGAAAAATCATTTAATGTTTTTGCAAACAGCCTTGATAAAGAATTGAAAAAAGTATTTGCTGGTATTGACCCAAATAAATTAAATGATGCTCAAAAGGACTTTATAAGGATTCAATCTGAAAATTTTGCCACAACTAGCGAACTTGGGGAGAATGCTAAAAAATTGTTTAATGAATTTATTGACAAAAAATATGCTGTTAAAATAGAACTTGACGATAAGGAAGCACAAGAAGGATTGACGGGATGGAAAAAATCTCTTGACGAAATTACAGGGCATAAATGGACTATTGCTATAAAGGCTGCCGATGTGAAATCTATGGAGGATTACTTTAAATCGGTAAAACAGGAATATAAGGACGCCAAAAGTTCAATAGAAAATTTACAGCGTACCATTGATATGTATGTTAGCCAAGGAAAGGTCAAGAAACTTGGAGATGAGTATCAAATTACAGGCATTGTAAGCCCTTATGAAGCCGAGCAAGTACAACAGACGGTATATGAGATTAACGCTGCCAATGAAGCGATGTCGAAAGCTACAGGAACAGCAAAACGATTTAATCTTGAACTAGAAAAACAGAAGAAGGAAGCACAAAAAAGAGATCCTCTTGCTGACCTTTGGAAAAACAGGTTGTCATTGCTTGAATCCGCCTATTCCAAGTTTAAGGATTTGAGCATTAACATAGGTAAGGAAGAAGCTAAAAAGCAGATTGAAGCCATATATGGTTCACAGGCGTTAAAACTTGGTGTAGACCTTGTATATGACAAACAGGCTATTGTTGACAATTATAACAAGGCGGCAAAGGAATTGGAAACACGTGTTCCACAGGATGCTGTTAAAAATGCAAGGAAAGCAGCCGAATTGTCCTCTGAAATTTATGTTGATGCAGCAAAGAAGGTAATGAAAAGAATTACGGATGAGTTTGACAGATACAGGAACAAGTATGATTTTTACAGTGACATACTTGGGATAACGGGTGATTCCGAACTTGCCTTAGACCTTGCGGTTCAGTTTAGTGGTGACACATCCACTATGGCTGAAAGTTTTGCGGCAGGTATATATAACAATCTGCAATCCGCATTGGCAGGAATGAATCTTGACCTTGGCGTTTCTGTCGTGCCCGACACATCTTCATTCACCTCAATGAACCAGTATATAAATCAGATACAGGAGGCAATTAAAGGGAATAAGAATATCGGAGAAGATCAGAAAGAGGTTATACAAGGAATGATTGACACATGGAAAGGCTATTTCGGTGAGATGGCAAAGCAGTATGCGAATGACCTTGCAGAATACGGTGACTACTATACTCAGGTTGATATCATCAGAGAGAAGTACCGTAAAAAGATTGAAGGAGCAAAAGGGATGGAAAACGCATCCTTAATTTCCGCGTTGCAGAAAAGTGAAGAAATGGACTTGTTCAAGCTGACCACAGACTATCAGAATTTCTTCGGTGCTGTTGAAGCGATGTCTATGGAGGCTGCAAATACCGTTGCCGACAAGGTAAGGGAAATGCTCAACAGTGCGTTCAGGTCTGGTGCTATCAGTGCAAAGGAATACATGAAGGAACTTGAACGTGTGGACAAGCAGATAGAGAAGATGATGAAGAACAACCAGTCTGACTTGCAGACATACATGAAGGAAGGTCTTGACGGTCTGTACAACAAGCGTTATGATGCAGGAAAGTCAAAGATGATAGCAGGCATGAATGATATGCAACAGGCTATGGCTGACATCAAAAACGCTTCCAAGGCATACGAGGACGCAATGAAGAACGGTGATGAAGAAGCTGCCAATGCCGCTTTGAGTGCCAAGTCGGAAGCCGAATCAAGATACAAGAGCGGACAGGAAGCTGTCAAGACTGGTAAAGAAATGATGGCTGCGGCACAGAACGCTTTGCAGACGGTGAATCTTATCGACTTTATCATAACCAATATATACAATGCTATAAAGGCTATGCAGCAGATAATTGCATCTGTGTCCAACCTTATGGATTCTATGGGTAAGGATACCGATAGCGGTTTCATGCGCGAGATGAACCAGTTCTCGGAAGCTATGGGCGTTATGAATGAGGGTGTGAAGAAATCATGGGATTCATTCAGAAGTGATGATTTTGCAGGTGCGATAGGTTCGGCTATATCCATGCCGCTTAATGTTATCGCTACATTTAACAGACAGCATGACAAAAGGCTTCAAAAACATATAGAGAATCTTGAATTTGAATCAAAGAAACTTACCAATATCTATAATATGCTTGAAAAGGAATTTGAGCACATTATAGACCCGGCAAAACTTGATGAGGTTACATCCCAACAGGTATCAAATCTGAAAGAACAGTTGCAAATTCAAAAGGATATTCTAGCAGCCGAAGAAGATAAGAAAAAGTCAGATAGAGAAAAAGTAGAAGATTACAAACAGACAATAAAAGAATTGGAGTATGAGATAAGATATTATACGGAAACGCTTGCCAGCGAATTGTACAGCATTGACTTGAAAGACTGGGCTAGCCAGATAGGTGACGCTCTTGTCGAAGCATGGCTGAAAGGTGAGGATGCTGCAAAGGCTTATAAGGACACTGTGGCAGACGTTATGAGAGATGTTGTTAAGAGTTGGGTACAGCAACAGTACATAGAAAAGGCAATGCAACAGGTACAGACCACACTGTTCGGAGCAGACGGTAAAGGTGGTATGTTTGCAGACAACAAGATAGACAAGGATGAACTCATAATACTAGGAAATGTAATGGGTTCATTGGAATCAGCCTTTGCGGAAGCCGGAGGTGTAGTCAATGAGATAAACAACGCCCTTGGTGGTATGCTTACCGAAACGGAGGAAAATGCGGAAGGTCTGTCCAATGCCATTGCAGGAGTTGACGAGAATACATTCAACCAGGCATTGGGTTATCTTAACGGGATGAGATACGAAATGGTTGTACAAAGCGATCTTCTCCGTCAGTTGGTATCGTTAAATGGTGGTTCGGCAGGAACGGGAGGAACGAACATGACAGCAATACAGCAGTCACAGTTGGAGGTTCTCACCCAGCAGCTTGCCGCAACTATGGCGATAAAGACAGCACTTCTAAGTGTCGTTTCCATTGCCCCAAGGTCAGGCGGAAATGCGATAAAAGTTATAATTGACTAAAACAAACGCCCTGCTAGCTTCACAGTCGGCAGGGCGTTTGAGATTGATTATGAACAAAAAAAATCCAATCACTTGAGGTGCTTAGCGGAATCGAACCGCTGTTGTCGGTTTTGCAGACCGTTGACTAAACCACTCATCCAAAGCACCGATTGTGATGCAAATATAGAAAATTATTTTTTAAAACTAGATGGTTTCTAAGACTATTTTTGTTATTTTTGCACTAATAAACAATATACACGAATGGCTATATCTAAATATTTTATAAAGAAAGGAAGCGATACGGCAAAGGATTTGTATGCCACATACAGGCTGTATATACTTGAAAGCAAGGGATTATGGGATTTGCCGACAAGAAAGGAAGCCTATGCCGAAAAATGGTATGACAAGAACGGTCAGAAGGTGTACGAACCTGTCACGCCTGTTTACCAGCCAACGGAAGGAAGCATAACATTTGCCGCTTTGGGAGATGTGGAAACGGTAAAGACGAATATCCGTTCGTTCTATTCATATATAACCAATGTGATACCTGCCACTCCTGGTACGCCATACGGTTCATCCTCTTTCTCTATATGGAATGATATATGGGGAGAATCAGCAAAGCAGGTGATAAGATGCACTGGGTTTGAAACAGGTGCAAAGCTGAGTTATCAGGACGTTCAGGACTTGCAGAACCCGGACCGACTTGTATCCGCCTATACATTTTCGTTAAATTTCAGTATTGACCAACCAACGCTTTAAAGACCAATGATTTTACAGATTAGAAGAGGAAATAAGGTTATTGCGGAGAGTGCTGATTTTTCATACAGCCCGTCTTTGCAGGAAGTGAGAAAATTGACTTGTGAAGTCGTTTCCGTTGTTCCGATAGAGTTCAAGGCATACAACTCAAAGAGTGAATCGGAATACGATACAGTCGTATATAACGGTAATACATTCATCCTGTACCAAGCCCCATCGGGAGATAATCTTAACGAAGCAGGAAAATACAAATACTCCCTTCTGTTTTACGGTAAGGAGGTGCTTTTGCAGAATGTGGCATTTCTTGACATAGTAAGCGGAACAGGTGGGGAAATAAATAAGATAAGATACACTCATGGCGGTCTGTTCCAGTTCTGGGGTGATGCAAAACAGCTTGCCGCACGTATAGAAGCAAATATAGAATCTTACAATGCGTCATTGGGTGCAGGATATACAGGCATTGGCACATGGACGCTCAACGTGGATGCGGAAGGCGAACTGACGGAGGATATGATTGATATAACCGATGGGACCAACCTGTTTGAAGCATTGAAGAACTTCTATGACAAGTTTTATCTCAATTATTACTTCTCAACGACAGCGAACGGTGGGATAATAACCATTACGGACAAGACAAGACCGTCCGTAAACTGGACATTCAAGCAGGGTGACGGTGGGGGTGCTGTAAAAGTTTCCTCTTCCGTAGATACAAGCACACCTGTCATAACCCGAATCATACCACAAGGTGGAAGCAGGAACGTTCCTCCCGAATACAAGAAAGACGCTAAGCCTGCCGATGAATCACGCTATTGCCCGTACATCCTTCTTCCGAATGATTCTGACGGGAATATAAGATATTATATTGACAGCGAATACGGATTGAAGAACTATGGTGTAAGAGGGAAAACCATATCAAACACGTTCAGTGGGATATACCCTTCCATCAGAGGGAAAAAACTTGGCGATCTGTATCCGTCAGGACTTCCAGAATGGGATACATGCAAGGCGGATGGAGAACCAGACCCTCAATCGGGAAAGGTGGCAGGTGAGGGTGCTAGCGCATCTACACGAATAGATAAGATTATCGGTTCTACTCCTATAAAGAGTGATGATAGTGACAGTTTCTTCATTTATATGACCTCTCCTGGATTCAACCTAGGGTACAAGGTGTATGAGGACGGTGATTCATCCGGAAAGATAAACGACAATGTGCAGCCACAGTACAAACCCCATGCTCTGTTTGACAAATACAGGGATTTCGAGAGTTTTGATATATATGGTACAAGGGCATATTATGACCAGCCTGTAAAGGTTACTGCATCATTCTCAGGAAAGATGCTTTTCAGCATATTACCTATAGGAAGTGATGCTTTAGGGAAAAAGGTTAAGATTAACCTACGTATGGTTTTAAACCGTGTATTGGGTCAGGCTTCTCCTTTGAAAGAGGTTGTTATCGGAGAGGAAGGTGCTACTGGTATGCTTGAAATACCTTACGACAAGACCTCTCTTGTAGGATATATAGAAAAAGGTCAGAATACGACAGTCACCATACGTGTTGAGTTCACGTTTGATTCAGATGTTCCTGCCGGAAGCTGTAAGATAGGCTTTAGTGAGGAAATGACCTGCAACATACATTTCGGTAATCAGGACGGTTCACAGGACAGGTTCTATTACAAATACGCTTCTGTGACGGATGCGGTGTTCAGTATGCGTACAGGAACTTATACAGGCACGGAATTTAAGATAAACAAAAACGGTATTATTCCTCTTTACGGTGAGGTGAACGGTGATACGGGGGAAACGGAAGAGGATGTTGCCATGTTTAATAAGGGGGCACGATATAAAATATCATGCTACAGAACGGATAGCGACAATGCCAAACTTCCGCTTTACACAGATGGTAAATCTCCTTCAATTGCAGCAGGAACGGAGTTTGTCATTCTGAATATCGTCATGCCCGAATCTTATGTGACAATGGCTGAGAACACGCTTGAAAAGGCGGCTCTTGACTACCTGTCAAGATATGACCATGAGAACCGAACCGTTTCACTTGACATATCTAGCGGATTTGTCGCAGAGCATCCTAACCTTTTCATTGACTTCATAGAAGGAAATATGCTAAAGGTAAGGGATGATGGAATAGGCGTGTTCGATTTCTCTGATAACGGTCAGATAGTGGATATGCAGTTGCAGATACAGTCTTTGGAAATTAAATATTCCAAGGAGAATATGTTCCCGTCATATTCATGCACCATTGCAAGAAGAAAGATACTGTCTTTCTATGAACGGCTGGCACAGGAGAATCAGACCGCTTCAACACAGAATACGACAAATGTAACATTAGGTGGAAGTGGTACGGGAAGCGGAACAAATATTTTCTCTGAACAGCTACTTAATGACCTTATTGCATCGTTTCAGAAGTTCAACGGATGGTTTGAATGGGATGAAGTAAACCAAGCGTTACGATGCAAGTCAGCGTTCTATACAAACCAATGGATATCAGCGTTGGGCGCACAGAGTGGTAGCGGAGAACCGGGAGGTGGAGAAGGCGGACTGATTAAGGCCGTGTACGGATTTGCCGATTTAGGTAAGACGTTTGACGATTCCAACCTTAGCAATACATTCAACGCATATACCATCAACGAGATATGGAAGCTAGCCAAGGAAGGCGGAATGAATACGGACAAATTGTGGCAGGAGTTGGGAAAGGATGATCCGACAAAGAAAATTCACATATCCCATCTTCCTGACAATAAATTTGTAACGCTTGATACGGAACAGACAGTAACTGCAAGCAAGATATTCACTGGTCAACTCTCTACGGCAAATGTAGTTCCTAGCGTGAACAACGCATCCACACTTGGTCTTGAATCGAAGAGATGGGAGAATATTTATGCTGTAGATGCCAACATAAGCGGCACGGTGAAAACACAGGCGTTGCAGGTTGGCGATATAAAGATTATATATGATTCCGTAAACAAGGCAGTCACATTTGAGCATATAGATGGAAGTACGGAAATAGGCTTCTATACTAGAGGATGGATTTCCGCTTTGGGCGTATCTCCCGGAGGAAGCGGTGGTAGCGGTGGTGACGGACTTGTGAAAAACGTATATGGTTTTTCCAATCTCGGCACAACCTTCTCCGATTCAGACCTTGACAATACGTTTAATGCGTACACGATAAACGAGATTTGGAAAATGGCGAAGGAAGGTGGTGGTATAAAGAACATCACCCAGTCGGGGAGTGGAAATGCCGTAACAGACATGGCACTTAGTTCTGACGGAAAAACCATTACTGCCGTATTCGGGGAAACATTCGCTAGACAACAGGACTTGGGTACGCTGAATAATACCGTAACACAGTTAAGCAATAAGCTGAACAACTTCCTAGAGGGAAGCGATGCCGATAACATCATCAACAAATGGAAAGAACTTGAAGCGTTTCTTGACGGTCTTACGGAAAGCGACAACCTAGCCGAACTTCTTGCACTGAAAGCGGACAAGGCCATAACGATAAGCGCAGGAACTGGTCTTACGGGAGGTGGAAACCTGTCCGCAAACCGCACATTGTCACTAGCCACCACAGGGGTGAAGGCTGGTACATATACGAAAGTTACAGTAGACACCTACGGGCGTGTTACAGTTGGTGATAATCCTACCACACTGGCAGGGTACGGGATTACTGATGCCGTCACCTTGACTACTGCTCAGACTATTTCGGGAAGAAAAACGTTTAGTCAGAATATAGTATTCAATAATAACGGTGGTATAACATATCCCGATGGAAATGTAGCATTAAGAAATTCAGACGGTCATACAATACTAGCTAGCTTCGGAGATGGAAGTATAAATCTAAGACCTAATGGGCACAATAATACGGAAGGTGCTGTTTGGATTAATAAGGCAGGAAATGTTCAAGCACCATCAGTGTCAACAAATGCCATTACGATAGGAGATGCCCAACTTGTTTACGATTCGGCAAACAAGGCTCTGAGAGTGAAGCATAGAACAGACGGAAACACGGTAGGATTCTACTCGGACGGTTGGGTATCTGCTCTTGGCGTGAAAACAGGTGGTAGAGGTGGTGGCAGCGGTGTTGTAAATACCGTTTACAGCTTCGCAAACCTTACTGACGGCACAACCTTCTCCGATTCAGACCTTGACAATACGTTTAATGCGTACACGATAAA